TGCGCGTGCGCGTGCGCGTGCGCGTGCGCGTGCGCGTGCGCGTGCGCGTGCGCGTGCGCGTGCGCGTGCGCGTGCGCGTGCGCGTGCGCGTGCGCGTGCGCGTGCGCGTGCGCGTGCGCGTGCGCGTATAAAATCACCTAAGACCCCGCCTAAAACTAATCACGCGCATTTACCTAAAACCGACCCCCGACCTACGACCCAGGATCTTGCATCCATGGATTCATCTAATCGCGCGCATTTACCTAAAACCGACTTCTTAGATTTTATTAGCGGCTTCTTAGGTCTTACGTTTTAGGTCTTAGGTCGTGGGTATTTGATGAAATAAACGCAGCAGGCCATTAAATCAATGGGGGATTGTGCGTGGGAGGTGATTTTAATTTCTACCCACCCAAGACACATTTGAGAGAAATACACCCAAGACCTAAATTGAGGCTGAATGTACTCACCTAAGACACATTTGAGAGAATACACCCCAGACCTAAGTTGGCTGTGTAGCTAGGCTATTCCAGACGGAGAATGCAAAGAATACCTAGTAGTAAATGACTAAAGACTGATTTGCTATACCATACAGAGCTGTTGTCAACATCACTTTTGCCATACTAAATCATCACTTATGCTGTGTTAGTTTGGGCTTTTGACTGTTTTACATAGTCAAAATTAAGAATGGGTGGGTGAATCCAGTCACTTTGAGCTTGTAAATCTCAATGATTCCAGATTCACCCACCACTAACTACTTCAATTCCAACAGGCCCTATCTATATATAGTAAAATATAAAAAATATATTTTAGTATATACTACTTTAAAGGTCTGTTGGTGAGGATTTCTGTTTACCTATACTTTCTTGGAATCCTGTGGCTTGTCGGTTCCAGTATTTTTCACCTGATTTGTAATCAACTCAACTTTCGTGGCATCCTTCACTACTTCACCCGTCGCAAGGCTGCCTTTGGGTGCCTCAACGGCTTTTGGAGCATCAGAAATGGCCTTAATTCTGACTCCATCCAGCATGGCAAAATTAACATCCACTTTTCGGCCATCCGGGTGGATTAACATGCCATTTCCGAAGTAGGTAAGCCATACCCCGCCCATGTTGCACTCGACTCGGCCGGCAATCAGCCGATCAGTCTCCGCATTAATCGTAGCGTTGTTGCCGTCTACGCGTGAGAGATATACTTCCAATAACCGTTTCATCTTCATTCCTTCTTGTATTGCTTCCTGTTGATTACTTTCCTAGTAACCCCGAGCCATGATCGTCCTGTAATACTCTGCGTTAGGTCCTGTCGTATTCGCAACTACCTTATTCAGTTCCTCCATTTTGTCCGAGGGCAGCAGGGTGCCCGTGTTAATACCAACCCACATGTCCCGAATCACTTTCAATAAGTTCCCCTGATATGTTTTGCTCACTTCTCCCCGATAGGTGGCGATTCGGGGAATCCGACCCCACGACGCATGATCGGGCTTGCTTGCATCGAACGCAAGCTGTTCAATACCAGCAAGGAAGTCTGTGCCCAGAATCCACCCCGCAACGCTGTTCTGGAGTGCCCACTCTTCGCAGTACAGGTCCATAGGTGTGGCATTGACATCAATCCCACCGTTAGTAATCAGTATTGCGTCCTTGTGGGACTTGCTCTTAGTCGTCCACTTACCATCGGCTCCCGCACTAGCCTCTACAGGGACCATCTCCAACAGATTAATGTAGCCAGGCTTAGGTGAGGCCTTGCTATAGTAGCCATTAACCTTGAAGTCAACGATGACATGTCGAACACCTATCCCAGTCCCAGACAAAGTGGGAAATTCCTGAACAAAATAAAGGTCAGGCTTGCAGAGAAGTGGGACAGTAATCTTATCATCACCATTACCAACGACCACGTTACCCCGAAGCTCCAACTCAAACCTCGGTGCGTATTTAGCCGTTTGGAGTAATCGAAGCAGGTTCGATAACGCTCCCATACGTCGGTAGTTCTCAAAGATCTGCTTCCCAATCGGTCGAACAGCATCACGGTTCTGTGGCTCCACCTGTTCCTCAAATAGGTCGACTGCCGTCCCAAACAGTCGTTGCGTAAGGAACGCTTTAATCTCTGCATCAAACGCAGACCCAACCGCCATGGGTAGGGACTGCGGAATCTTGGCAGGCCGGATGTCGGTCAAGTATTTAAGGAAATACTCTTCCGGGCTGGCGAGATAGGTCTTAATTGCCGACGGACTCAGGTATTCTGGTTTTCTCATATTACCTCACGAAATAATGAAACACAATTGTCAACAAAAACAGAACTACGATTAGTGAGAACCACCCCGCACCGTAGTCCTCTCCCTCCATCATTCTTCCTCCCGCACACAGATGAAACGGGCTTCCTGAGGAATCCCATCGCGGGATAGATCAGAATAGCTGAACGTAACCGTGCATCCGATGGGTGGAGGATTACGCCGCTCGGCATCGGTCATGCCAGACAGTTCAAACACTCGCTTGAACACCCTCCCATGTCCAACCGTACTCTCACCCCGCGCTGATCCCTCGATTTCAAGGATCAATGCACCCAACATGCCAGTATATTTGCCCTTGCCAGCGGTGTGTCCGACGACGCGACCCTCCATGTCTTGTGTCTGTTTGTACTTTCTAATCCACTTACTACGACAGGTCTCATACGGTTTGTCGGGATGTCGCAGCATCAGGCCCTCACCCCGCACGGCTAACACAGAAAACATCTTCTCAGAAATCCGGGCCATTGCCTTGGCATGATTTAAAGGTAACTCTTCTTGTTCGATTAACATCACATTCGGGCACCCAGTCCCAATACCACGCAACACCGGCTCCAGCAGCGGCTTCACGTTCCTAAAGGGTGACATAGGACGACGGATTAACATGTCATCCCGATACGCCCACTCCACACACCCCGACAGGTTCTTCTTGTAATGTATGTTGTTGATCGTACGATTCCCAAGAATCACTTCCAATGGAGGTAGATCAAATACAAACAATGTAATCCCATCCCAGTCTCGCTCATTACCCCCAAGCCGCTTGACAATAGACGAGACGCGTTGGCGTTCGGCTACCCCACGCCCAACGATTAGTTCGTCTACATTATTTCTATCTTTCCCTTTAACCATGCTGCCAAGTTCCCCATCCAAAAACACACGGGGCATAGTCTCTAACCACCAGTGTGGGGCATGGATTACATTGGCATTCTGTGTCCAAAGGCCAGTGGCTATCTGTTCATGAACGTACCGCCCATCCTTAGTGAGATTAGCCCAAGGCACATCACACTTACGCATACCCGTAGTAATCCCACCGTCCCAAAACGCCCGAGAGAAATTCAATTTCTCGGACATGAACCAACCCGCGGGACTGACCTTATCATCAAGTGAAAAGGCTTTCATCAAGAATTCATGCTTCATTCCTTTACTCCTATCATAGCCTGTTCTGACTCCCGCCCAAACATGATTAACATAGCAACAACCTTTTCCTTGGCCGTTGCTGATACTTCTGCCCCAGCTCCACCCCACCCCTTAGCCGTTCGACGTAGTATGCTAAGGTAACGTAGCCATACTTCTGCGCCCTTTTCTTTCTGAATCCATAGTTCCAGTTCGTGAGTAGCATTCAGGTTATTCAAGTAATCAGGAACCTTAACGTCTACTAACCAAGACCCGCCCTCCATTGGCTTACGGGCAAACCAATCTCGTGTGTCCCACTCACCCTTATTGCCCCACTGATCCTCGTCGGGAGTCCAACCACGCAACTTAGCTATTTCGATTCTTCTGTTAGTATCTAGGCACGGGTTCATTCCTTTACCTCCACCCACCCATCAACTTCCACGCTATATTGCATTGCCCGCCCGTCGGGCACTACTAGAATAGTTCTCCTAGACTGATCCGTGTGGCGCATAACCACCCCACAACTCGCTGGCTCCCTATGTGTAATCACATAGCCCTTCTTTAGAAAACGATTAACTGTTGCTTCCTGTGGATGTGGTACACCCAAACGGGCACCCTCAATGAATGGTTCCAATTCAATCTCATTAAGCAATAGCCTGTCCCGTGCCACACGACAGTCACACAAGCCATTATCCACCAACATACAATTAGAATCATGCACTGGATCTTGACACCGATCACGAAGGTTGCTGACTAGTCGCTCAATTAGTTTCTCATTCATTCTGGCTTCAATCCTCTCCGTCGCAATTCCTTATTCCAAATACGAATCGCTCTCACCGACTGCATCGGATGCTTTCGATGCGCACGAATCCACCGCACGTTCGCGCGGAGCAACCATGCGGGCATATCCTGCACGCATTCAAGGGTTATCGGGCACGTTTTCATAGTTAATCCCGCCACTCAATAGACACCAACTCACAAAATGCCTTGCATCTAATCTCAGCCGGTGCACAAATCTCAGCACCGGCACCACCCCAATGAGTGGACAGCCTTCTCAGAATGTCCACATACGCGAGCCACCTATCTGGACCCAATACACGTTGAATCCACGTCTCAATAGTATTAGCGGCATCCAGGCTGTTATCGTAGTCAGGTATGTCTTCCAGAATAGAGTCCTCACTTACACCGTATTCCTTCCTGTCCAGTAGTTCCTGTAAGAAATCAGCAGTTTCAGGACATGTGTCCCCAATAAGTAGAGCTATTTCAAGTCTTTGGTGCATCATTCGGCTCCTTCTTACGATTAAAACATACTTTGCACAACCCAAAGTGCTTCAATGGGTGGCGCGTCCTAACGAAGAAATCATCCAGTGACTTCTCCTGCTCACAGATAGAGCATACTTTCTTTCCCACGCTACGCTTCTCAGTAGCAGGAACTATACCAATCTTCCGCAACAGTTCCTTGATATTGTTCAGACGTTTGGTTATGGTACTATGATCAACCTCCAACTCCTGAGCTATCTCTTCCTGTGTGAATCCTTCCAACCTTTTAATCACTATCACCCGATCCAACGGTTCTAGGTGTAGATCATCAATGATACTGAACTCATCATATTGTTTAGGTGGTGTCCAACCAATCTCCAACGTCCCACCCGCCCCACCCTTAGCACCCCACCCATCCAACGATATAATGATGGGTTTGTGCCACGTCTTAGGGACCACGGTCATAGGCACCAATGATTCCTTAGTTGGGTCTCCGGCAACGATCTTCCGTGTGTTCGGACATCTTACGACAGCGTTGCCAAACACGTAGTTTTTCAGTTCGCCCCGTATCTTGAGGAATACGTACGCCTCAAGGTTCTCATGTCCATCAGTTCCCTTCTCATTAATCACAATGACGAGGGTTTCATATGCCAGCATTAGCAACTCATTGAACATAGGTGAGTGTGCATAATGCAGGGCTGCCTTCCGTGCGGTGGGCATCAGTGATTCTATAGTCTTTTGCATGGTATTCAATTACTAATGATCCCCATATACCGATCTACGTCCACCCGACCGATTTGCGAAATCAACCAACTCAACTGTGCGTCGTTTCTAGTGAATCTCTTTTCTGCGTGAGATGAGCCGCACTTACCACGACCATGCTTGATCCCCACGGCTAAGTACGGGTCGCCGTGTACAAATACATACCCGTTTTGCAATGTTCTCCATAGGTGTAAGTCCAAGAAAGGATCGCTGTCGTTAGGCCAAACCCTCCTAGTTAGTACGGACTCCCGGCGTATAGCCGTCATGAATAGGCTACTGCGTCCGGGATGCTTGTACTCAACATACCGACGACAGTTGAGATTATACATCATACTGGGACGTACCCCAACGATATCCCGCCCATGCCCACAGGCAATAGCCATTGTCTCGATGTACTGCGGACTATACCAATCATCATCCTCCATGATTAGTACGTAATCCCCAATAGCCTGCTGCATACCGAATTTAATCCTAGCCGTTAGATCACAGTTGTCATCTGTAGCGGGGTAGTCTACGATCAACCATTGATCAGGTTGGCGTGTTTGTCGGGCCATCATGTCCTTGAGGAAATCCAGAAACGGTTTCCTCTCAGGACTGCGGTGTGGTGTAATGACTGTTAGTTTCATGCTACTCCAGCTTTCACTTCTTTCCCCACCGTAAAATCATACTTCGCATAACACTCCGAACATTCAAACGATGCCCAACACACATCACAACCCCAAGAACAACCACACGACCACTCAACCAAGTGATCCTTGCAACAGGGTTTCACGCTCTTTAGCTGACGCTTTCGCGTCTCTGCCGGGAAACGTCTGTAGCTCACCGCGGGTACCTCCAGCTGATTACTTTATCATACGAATTGCCACCAAGGACAACAAATTTACCATTCAAATAGTGGCCCTCGTACCATTCAAGGGTACCGACCTTGAAGGACACATGCTCCCCATTGTTGGGCAGCAGGACCGGCTCAGTGACTCCCAGCTTCAACGGCTGCAAAGGATCACCGAACGTAAGCACCTCTACCCACACCCTACCCGTTAGCAGAATCCTGATCCGTTCCCAGAAGGATACTTTCCAACAGGTAGTGACTGGTCGTGTTCCCAGTGCCTTCTCGATATGCGCTGGCAGTGGTATATACTGTGGTTGATTCTTCGCAAAGGTAAGATTAGCTTTGTTGAATGTGGTAGGAAGCATATCATCCTTTGATTGGTTCGACGATCAGCATAGTGCTAATGGTAGTATTGAAGGCAGGTCCGCTAGTTGCAAACACTACCGTACCATTAGTGTTAGCGCACCTGTACAATGCAGAAGTCCCAACCACAATGAAGTATTCACCGTAGCGTGGCTGCCTAGCGTCTACGATCTTGTAATCAAGGCCACGGTAGGTGACCTTTAAGAACTGGTTGATGCTTTGATCCACTGCAGGATAGGTCCGGGCCATAGCGGCACCTGTCTGCATGGCATCAAACTGCCGCCGGATCTCACCCTTGAGCCAAGGAATCATGTGGGCTTGAATACGTTGATCAATAAGATCAGCCAATGGATCTTTCCGAAGCTCAGTGGCCTTAGGTGGCAGACCCTGACACTGCGTTGCATCATGGGTGTACAATTCCTTGATCACCTTCATGTAGTACACGCTATGGATCTCACGTGGCCCTTCATCATTGCTGGGAATCATGGAAGTTATACCATTGTACCCACACGGCCACCCATCTTGTAAGAAGCCGGAATAGAACAACGCTTTGTGCATTGGATTCCCAGCGTTCATGCTAACGTCCACCAGATACAGCGTGTGTTCCTTCCAACCATTGATAGGCGGAAAGATTGTTTGCGTCATCGTTCGCGGATCTTTTTGCTTACTCATAATCATTTCTCCTTAATCCTCGTATATCCCACCGTTACGCTCATCACCATTGAATATGTCTACGTTCGCATCCTTCAACCAAACCACAATCTCCCATGTCTCAGTTACCCAACACCACAACGCCCAACCCAAGTTATACACCAGATTAACTGGTATGTACACCAGCACAAGGATTAGAAACAGCAGACTATCCAACAGATTCCACAACATAATTCCTCCTTCCGGCCACGATGGCCACATCGGTCGCTGCTTCTACTCCTGATTGTTTCATCTTGACCACAAGCAATGTCGCTTCATTTTGATCATATCGTGTGGCCCGGAAGACATTATCAATGAATGCCTTATCCTCTTCACTCCACCATGCTTCATGATCCCTCAAACATACGACGTAGGGTTTCATAGTACCTCAGCAGGTGATGTTCTCAAGGATTTCAAGAAATCAAGTTCAGCCTGTGCCAGCTGCGTTGCTTTGGTTCTGATGTCTTGTAGCATATTTGAAATCGGCACTCGCCGAACGTACTCCTCCCGTGTGAATTCATCGAAGTTGCCATAGGGCGTACAGCTACAGTAATCCATACGTGTACGCTCCTTAACGGGGCATCCTTCGCACCCGGCTTGAGTACGATAGGCTTGGCATAGGGCACAGTTAAAGGTTCCGGCATCCACACCATGCCCCGCAACAATGTCTTCCCACTTCTTAATTGATTTTTCCAGTGCTTCATTGCTCATAGTGGTCACTCCAATATTAACTACTCCAGTACAATCCCCAACTTCTCATATGCCACGCGCACCTGCTGTACCTGATCCGCACAATCCGCAACGGCATCGTGTGGAGATGCGTTGTCTTTATCAACAGGCGAGATAGACAACAATGTGCGAACGTCGCGCTCCTGTCTAAAGCCCCACGGACAGGGGATAGACAACCTCTCCATCGCTGACCGGAGAATCACCAAGTCAAACGATGGACTCTTGGCCCAAATCTGCGGGCGCTTGTAGCGTTCAACGAAGGCACTCAACATCAACAGAGCCATTCGGATTCCGACAGCGGCCGATGTGAACATCTTGGCCTGTGCTTCGGGCTTACCGGCCCACCATATCACAGTCTCAGGCTCAATCCGTGCCCCATGCTTAACGGCAGACACAAGATCAACATAGGTGGAACAAACACCCACGCAAGGATCATTCCCATCGAATGACTGAGCAGCGATTTGCAGAATCGGTGCGTCGTGTCTAGTTCCCAAGGTTTCGATATCAATCATTATGTTCATGCGTTCCTCATTTTACCAGTCATTAGGTATACTTTGTGTAGTCTGCTGGGAGAATGGTGCCGGCAGATATACCTGACTCTTCGTGCAAGTTTGCGAGTATGGTAAGCCCAACATTGATCAGCAAACACAAGAACCCACAAGAATCCCCTTTCTTGTAAAGTATCCTGCGCGACAGTGTTGAATATAATTTCTTTGCACTTGGTCTTATGCTTGCGCCAGCGCAGCCACTTAGCAATTTGCCGGGCCTTATTCATACTGCGGAATAATCCCAACGGAACTAGCTTACCATTCCGTTGCTTGTCGTATAGTACAACTGTGATGTTCATTTACTTTTTCTCCCCCGCCACCAGCCAGTTCTTTAGCATGGTCTCGTGCCGAGAACGGCAACAGATCAAACTAAGTGCCATCATCTTAACGTTCCACAACACCATATGCTGCCCAGTTGCTATGTGTGAGTACGGATACCGTTTCATTATCGGCCAGTTGATCTGCAACGTGCCGCGCCTAGGACAATATACGTCCACCTCTGTTTCGCTGATCAATCTACACGCAACGCCCTGTATGCTTGTTGATTGCTGGAATCCCCAACGCTGGAATTCAATCCACAGTACGCAGGGTACATAGTCGGGCAACCCAACCAGTCTACTATGCAGGGTTCTGCAGTTCCAGATGTGGCGCAAGAAATCTTCACCACCCACAACGTGGGCTATCCTAGCACACTTAGGGCAGACCAGTTCGCGATCTTGTAATCGTGGGCTTACCCCGCAACACATACCTAGTCCGACCATGTTCATTTACTTTCTCCCGCTTGATTAATTGGGCTGTTATTGCCATCTGTTCCCCCAGCAGTGTTCCCTCTCAAAGACAACCGCATCAGCGCACCATCCCGCGGCACACCGTATGCTTCCTCAAGCACGGCGATGTTCATATACTCAGTGGCTGCCGACGCCGCGGCCAGCAGATTCCCATGATCATCGTGGACTGTAACAGTTATTTGCATATCACGTTCTCCCAAAACTTGCGCAGCAGGTTAGTGAAGATCTTCTGTTGTGTTCCGTAGTGCTCATCCTCGTCATAGGATTCCAGACTTTCCATTACGTCCCGGGCATTGACTGGAGGATTAGTAGCTAACCAATCAAGGAACAACTTCTCCTCGTGTGCACGGGCTGCCCCGTCGTCTTCAAACGTCCGACCGTCTACTGTTTTATACACAATCTTCATTGATTCTCCACTGGTTGATTATCCAAGTATTCCGCAATTACTGCGGTGTTGTTCTCAATGGCCAATGCAACACTGTTCAGCGTTGCATTCATCACCTTCAACTCCCGCTGTGTGCGGTAGATGTTTGTGTTCACGCTCATGAACGTCCACCACGCCAGCAAGACCGCAATAATGATGAATATCTCTCTCATTTGATCCCCAACATGGCTTTCAGTTTTGATTCCACGTACTCAAGATGGCCACTACTGTCCGCACCATGTTGAATACGGCAGTTGACTTCACTATAGAGTGCCCGCACGGCCTCTAGTAACGGATCTTCCTTCTTATTGGGAGCGCCCGTGGTAGGTATCGTTTCAATTTTATCCACTCCCGCGCCGCACTTAGTTATGTGATACACCTTCTTTCGCATTACCAATTGACTAATCAGCCATTTCTTGGCTGGCGCATAGGATAGTACCTCAGAAATTGGCTGATTGTTGTCCATCTGTTCAGTAAGGCGACTTATCCATTTAGGATTAAATTTCATTTTGATCACCATTACTTAATGCGGCGCAACGGGCCACCGACAAACGGACGGACATAGATGCGGCCACGCGAATCCTTAATGGCCAAGCCATCTTCGCTCTGGCGTGGCATAAGGATGCGTTTCCTAGGTGGAATCTCGGTAGGCACAATTACGGAAATCACTGCTGCGGCCGTCGAATCGCTAACATTAACATTCGCGTTACCTTGTTCTTCGGATTGCATTCTTCACTCTCCAGTAGGATTTTCTTTACTTCGTACACGCCGTGGTCGAGATACACTACATCGTCTGTTGTTTTGTGCGGGAAACTTACTATCGTTGTGCCGTGGTATTTCATTCCTTAATTAGTTAATTTCAGTCCCTTGAGACTATACCGCATCGTATCGAACCGCTTCTGGGCCTTAGCAATGGCCGCGTTGAATCCCTCACCCCGCCCCTTCTCCCTCGCTACCTCAAGCAGCTGACGGATGAAATCCTGCTCCTTCTGGTTGAACTCCAGCGTAGTTACCGTGTCGTTGGCGTGCAGATGAATGCTTTTCTGGTCGAAGATAATCATGTTGTCACTTATTACAGTTCAAAATCCCTACGCATACGTTCCACTGTCTCTTTCGGTACTCGATGTGTGTTGGCAAACTCCCCATTGGCTATCAGAATAATCGTTGACCGTGCCCGCAAGCGCAGATATGGGTACAGGTGGTGCCGACGAATAAAGCAATTCGTCACTACCACATCATATCCCTGTGCCAGCCGGTCGAAGGTCCGTTGCAGGCAATCCAGATGTGCGTCGGCTATCTGATTTGGATCATAGTTGTATGCTCCTGTTGCGGGGTCCGTGAAGTAATCGTCCGCGGCCACCAACACGTGGTTCGGGAAAAGCCGCTTGGCCAGCGTACTCTTCCCACTCCCCGGCAAGCCCCGGATTAGAACGAGGTTTCTCATTTAGTTATCCTTAAAGGTTAGTCTTTCTGATTAATCTTTAGGCAACAGATCGAGGGCAAAGATTAACTCGCTCTCGTAGACCTTGAGTCCCTCAAGGGCACCAGCACTGGATTCTCCGTGCATCTCCATCTGTCGGATGTTGGCTTGACAGTTCCGCAACTCATGTTCCAGTAGTGTTATCACTTTCTTCATAGTGTTACCCTAATGTTACCCTACTAGTGTCCCAGCAACGTATTCGTCTCACCATTCAGCGTCTCAACTGATTCTTTGAAATCATCCGGGATCTCATCGTTGCTCTCCAACTCCAAAAGAATCTCGGACAGTCTGGCCAGCAGTGTCATTGTTTCTTCTGTCATGTTACCCATCCTTCCATTAACTGTCGATCCGTCTAATCACCATCAGAAAATAGTCTGCTTGGAATCCTAGGTCTTCGAGATTTGGCCAATCGAAGGCATCCGTGGGATCACAGATAACCTTATCGTATGGCACCACTGTATCATATACTTGCTCCCATCCCTCAGGAATGATTATCCCAGGGGGTATGTCCGTCAGTGAATTGGTGCGCGGAGCGGGACTTGAACCCGCACGCCCGAAGGCAGGGGATTTTAAGTCCCCTGAGTCTGCCATTTCTCCATCCGCGCTCATTAGATCAACCCTCCGGGCAAGGCCCATACATAGAATCGAAACACGGTCCACAGATCTTGCTAATCAGGACTTCCCGCTCATCTGCGGTAAGGTACGGAAACGCACGTTGAGCCAACTCGCCGCGCTTCCACGCAACGAAATCAGCCTTGGCCACCATGACCACAACGTCTTTCTTGCACTGTTTGCAAGTCGTCGTGATCCGCATCGTTCGAGGATGTGCTGCCATGATCATTCTGGTAACAGTTTCCTTTCTTTCACTTCTTCGCACTCAACATCAATCACTCGTCCCGTGTCCTGATTCTCGTCCCACATCCTGATGTGCATGTCCTTAATCGTTGGGTACTTCGCTTCAAAGGTGGCTAGTAACCTTTCCGCAGCAGCGAGGTCTATCGCCAATATTTTCTTATTGAACGCCTCCAAGTCAAGAGATTTCCACTTTCCATCGAAGAGTGTCACAGCTTCTTCCCAATCATTTCGTTGTAGACGCTAGCCGCAACGTGGGCGGCCAGATTTTCGCAATCAGCAACTGTCATTCCGTTGGCCACAGTAAAGACTTTGGGGAGTTGTGTAGAAATTCCCTTGTTGCGATACAACCAATCCCGGGCCGCAACTAACCATGGGCCACCTTGAAGGTCTTTTGGCTGTATCATGACGGCATCTTCCTCCGGTTCAGCGTCTCGCTGGCATCCCGAATCATTTGCTTGGTGAGCGTGCTGCCACACACTTTCTTGACCTGTGCCTGCTGCCGTGTGATTAGTTCACCAATCGACGGCGTGATCTTGGTTCCACCCCCGCCCAACTTGCGGATGTGGTGTTGCTCAAGCAACTGCTCCTGTCGAATCTTTTCCTGTTCAGCAGTCATGATTTCTTCCTCATTGGGCACCAAGATGGTGGCCGCAAATCCTTACGCAACTTACGATTAGTTCGTGAACGTCCACATGCTACCACTTTTCGCTGCACCCAGTGGGCACAATTAAAGCAACTCTCCAGAATAAGGGGCGCCGGTTTCACGACGGCCTCCAGTTACAAACAAACTCAGTTATATCATCTCCGCGGGCAACCTCATGCCCGGTCAGCATTGGACGGGCGTTCTGTTCGATTAACCACACACCTAAGTCCCGCAGACATTCCGTAGATAGCCTAGGCTTCCATTCCAGTAGATGTCTGATCTGCATTTCCAGAGCCTCAGGTATAGTCAATACTGCAGAATCTTCTCTCATTAGTACTTCGCTCCTTCCCGCAACGGGCACCGCACAGGAATCATGCGATCTTGGCGCAACTTACGCATAGAACACTGTTTTGGGTGGATACATACGTGTTTACGAGCAATCTTATCAGGAGTACCATAGTACATCAGTAACGTGTGACGACAATCATTGCAAGATTTCAGAGTGAATGTTACTTCCACTTCGCGGCTCATGTTCTTTCGATTATCAGAACGGCAGTTCATCGGAGTACTCCGGTAGTGGTTCAGCAGGCTCTGTTTTCTTGCCATAGCGAATCACTTCGATCGCCTTGGCATTGACGCGTGCCCAGATATCCTCTCCCTTGTATACATCATACCACAACGTACCATCGTCCGTCTTGGTGGGGCGAATCATTGTCACGCCACTCACGCCCACAGTGTAGTGGAGTCTCTTCATCCATAGTGCGATTACGCTCATGAGTGAACATGCCCTATGATTGCCACGTTGCCCAGCGTCCACAGCAGCTTATGGCGTTGATTATCCAGTTCGTTGTGGGCGTGTTCCACGGCGTAGAAGCAACCACGCGTGAAGGTCACTTCCCAAACCTCACCATTCTTATCGGAAATAACGTCTCGTTCGTGTATCTCTATGTCCTCGACGCTCATGATTCCGCTACCGAGGTCGAGGACGTATTGTTCTTTCGTGTATCGGTTCTCAAACCCATCCGTTTCAATTCCCCCTTCATCGTCCAGCAAGTTAATCGACTTCAACATTCGCAGATCCGTGATCCAAGCTCTCATAGTAGTTACATTACCTCGTAGTGCCAACGCGGATTCGTAGCTTCCAACACATTCTTACCCTTGGCGGTTATTGCGCCCGCCCCGTTCAACAGTCCATTCTTAGTCAGTGTCTCCCTTGCTTCATCGTAGCGTTTACGTGACATTCCCTTGCGCCGGTTCAAGCAGTGGAAGCGGTACTGACTAATCCCACCATAGGAACTCTTCAACCCGCGGGTATAGGCCAGCACCAGCTTCTCGTCCTCGGATAATCCGTCGGGCTTAGGAGCCTCCAGCATAGGACACATTGTGCTAGGATGTACGAGAATCACTAACCCACAATCTTTACCACAGATGATCTCGTGCCGCACCACAGCGAAGCCTTGCGGAATCGTCTTCAAGACATAGGCACCGGGCTGGCACCAGTGATGCCCGTTCTCAGGTATGCAGACCACTTCCATTGTAGCCAAGTTAATCACACGATGGTAATCCTTCGAACCACCCTCCCAACCAGACGCGAGGCTTATCTCGCGGTCACAAACTAGCACGCTAATCTTAGTTCCCTTGTACAGCGGGAACGTGGCGTTCATGATGCGCCGAATCTCAGGCGTTATGTTTTCGATATAGTGCACGGATAGCATCCTTACTTATAGCTTCACTAGCGTCCAGATTAAAGCAACAACTACCAACAATATCGTCCGTCCCTTTCGTGTTCGGTCAGGTTAGCAACTGGCATTTCCAAGACCGCCACGACCGTGGCTAATTGATCATCCGAGAGACCCGCGAATCGCGTAATGAACTGGGCATACAGTTCCGCCTGCTGCGTGCTACGCAGGAACTCGATCATCCAGATGCGATCCTCACTGTCGCCAACCTCATCCCCAGGCGCATAATCACTAGGGACTTCGGTGTACTTTGCCATTTCCGCTAACGCCTGCTCGAAGGTATCGAAGCGGAACTGCTCACTTCCGTTCGTATTGATTAGCCGTACTGGCGCGCTCATTTACTTAGCCCTCACGAACTTAACGTATTTGCTGATCGGGGTGGGTTTAATCTTGTTGACCTTGCGAACGTATGCTTTGTCAAGCGAGTGGCAGTTGAGTTTCATTACATCAGTACCAGAATGGCACAACCCGGATCGAGAATTGCTTGACCTGCTGCGCGATCAAAGGCTGTACCCATCGCCTTCAACTGGTCCCGAGTCTTTAGGTGGGCACCAGATGTAATGATTATGCCCCGATCATCATACATTTCGTATGAGTAGATGAAGTCACAGCTTATGCTTCCGTATGTGACATACGCCGTATTCTTGCGGCGGATTCCTGTAGCAATGTCCTGCCCATTCTCATATGCAACGGGCACGCGCTCCTTCGATCCATGCTCGCGCAGTTTCTCGTTGCACTCTTCGGCTGTAATGATTCCCTGCTGATAGTAACGTATAGCGTTCACAGAATTAATCCTCCCACATCTTATATTCAATTGGCGGCGATCCCGGCTTCATCAACTTGGTAGATACCGAGCAAAGCACGTACTTGTCTGGGCTTAAGTGCTTCACACTGTCGCGGTGGAAGATTCCCACAGACTTTGTTCGATATATGCACCCATCACGCCACGCCGTGATCAGGTGCACATCTTTCAGTAGAAAGCTATCCATTACGCGCATTGTTGGCATGATTAGCCCGCCACCTTTTCAAGCGTTGCAAGACTGTACTTCTGCCCACACCCCGTGCCCAACCCACGACCCACCTCCGCGTGGCAGGTCATACACATGATTCCCCACGGGCCATACACGGTCGCACCATCCACGAAGTGGAGTTCCAACTGCTTGTTGCATACGTCGCACTTGACCGGCTTAGTTCCGCACCACTTGCTCATGTGATTAACTCCATTACTTATTGTTGTGTTACAAACAATGACACAGCTAATCAAATCATTTTGCATGATTCGCTGCATCACTTGTTCCACTGCTATCATGCCACAACTATAAAGGAATAGCCGCGCCCTGTCAAGCACAATTTACAGACTTTTATTTTCGCATTTTAGCATGGACTGGCACACTTCTTGCTGCACGTAATCAAATCAGATTTTGCTGAATCAGGCAAAACCAAATATTGATTTGATTAACCACGGCCCACTTCAAACATCGACTTAGGGATTTCGCAAATCGTAAGTCCCTCAATAGCCGCTAGGTCTTTGCTTATACTGCACGCGAGGATTAATACCTGTTTGCGATTCTCCATCAGGTATTTGACTAGTGGAATCATATCCCCATTGCCACTACCCAACACGACAAGGTCTATGCCCGGCATGTCGCGGATTACTTCCACGGCAATGCCCACGCTCCAGCAGAACTTGTGCTTGACCGTGCCATCACGGAGTTTAATCGCTTTGGTCTTTTCGTAGATGGGCGTGATCCCAAGCTCGGACAAGCGACCAATGAATGAATCAGCTTCGTGATCCATCTGTGACCCGTACGCCCTTGCCGTAACGATGTTGCCTAAATCCTGCACAAACGTCATATACTTTGCGTAATCCAACTTATACGCTCCACCATACTTCGCGCGGGCGGAGTAAAAAAGATTCGCAATGTCTAAATATATACCTACGTGTTTCATTAGCGCATTCTCCACACATCCAAATACTGATGCCAGTTTGGTTGTTCAAACAACTTCTTGTACTCGTAATCCGTCGCTGCTGTCAACACCCACACCCCACTACCATGAAGTGTCATTTTGGGGAAGGTGATTAGTTGGGCTGCCGTGAAATGTGACCCCACCATGTTAGGCAATTTGCACTCAATCCATCGTGGCCCGTACATTTTATGGCAACAGTACAAGTCCGGGAATCCGGACTGGTACATGTTACCATGCGTGTCTTTTACAAACCACGCCCGCTCCACAAGGTATTCCTTAATAGCCTTTTGGATTTTTGACTCACGCCTTACCATTGGGCTCCTTGGGTGTTACAGTTTTGGGCGTCATGATGAGAATAATCATCACCAGCAGTCGAACGGCTGTGCGTAGTCGGTCGGTGGTAATCATGGTCAATTGCATCATCTTCAATTCGGCAATGGCCTGGGCCAAATACACCGCCGGGTTATCCGATTCATAGATGACCCGATTCGTCGGATCATATGGGTCGAACAACAATGAATGCACAACCTGCCTCAAATTCATCTTAGTAAGTTTCATAGCAGTATCCTTTATTTAGGCTTTCCTTCCAGTCCCATACACATGAGTTTTGTCTTCCGTAACAACTACCTCACGAAACCTCCACATCCACAACGTCAGTCCTTCTGTAGTTACCCTCCAGTAGTCACACGGATACTCATGCTTAGGGAATCCGATTCCCGGCAGTGTAATCACTACAGTGCCTCCCGGCTTTAAGACACGCGATATCTCAGATATAGTTGTTTCCGGTGTTGCATCATGCTCCAACATTTCGAGACAAGTTACGACATCGAACGTAACTGGCCCAAATGGCATGTATTCACTTTTTGATACGATGTCTACGTTGGGTCCAGCCCGCATATCCAGTCCGGTGTAGTCCGTGAACAAATCTCGTACTGATCCGTTCACGTCATACGAGCCTACATCTAGGCACTTACCAGACAGTTTCAAACTCTTGACGAAATTGTATACATTCTTTGTCATGGTGTTCCCTATCAACATTTACTAGCGAATCTTAATGGCCAACCACGCCGCAGCGATCACGTAATCCTTCAACGGCTTAATGAATCCGTGCGAATCATAGACTTTCTGTTCAGCTGCATCCCACGCCACCATGTGTTCCGGCGAACTGGATCCAGCCTTGCACCAGATTAGTGCATCATGGAAGCGCAAGTAAGCCATGAACCTGCGGCTACATGTGGGTTTGGTCCAGATCAAAATGGGTTGTGTCTCCCGATCCGGCGCAATGGTCGGGAACAATTCGATCTGCATCAGAGCATATCCCTTAGTCCATGCAAAGTCCACAATCTCTTGTATGTGAACACCCTTCATTTGCTTCTGGCCCTGCTGACCCTCGAAGGTAATCTCAGTGCCGTCATGCTTAATGAACTCAACAATCTCAGCAGGATCACAGTTCAGCAGCATGGCTGCCGAGTAGATCATGCACCGCGGTCCGTCTTGTGTGATTAGTTTCATCTTATTCCTTAGTCACTTATTACCCCGCCTCAAAACGTGGATACTGAATGATACCCAATCCACCAATGTTTTGATTCCACTGAATTCATTTCATATGGGCACGTATGCATCCCTTGTTTGGCCGCCTCAATTCCTTCTCGTTGTAATTTGTTGAGCCGTTCTTCTACCGCGCTAATCATTAACTTGTCAATTCTGTCATCCCGCTCAGTCCTAGGCGGAAAGTCTAGAATGACTTGCGGCTCTGTAATTGGCGGGATGCCTGTCGATGGGCTATCAATCGGTGCCGGAACTGTACGAGTTTGTTCCAACCAAGGATGAGTCAACACGCCTAATTCGGCGGGAAGTAGGCCGAGACGAATACATTCTTCATTGTGTACGATTCCCATGATGTTGAACGCGACCGCAGCCGCGTGGTCCTCATCACGATCGCCCTTAAGTAATTGTACAAGATGTCGCATTGCCGATTCCAAGTATCGGGCGGTAGGCTGGCCTTTTGCCCAGTTGTGCTCACCGTACTTTGCCAGTCCCTTTTGCATGTGCGCCCCAAGACGCTCAAGAAAGAAGGGACTAACAAGGTCGGGACGAGACTTTCCTTCATTTGTATCCCTTCGGCTACCTGTTGGGAATTCTTGCCGATTTCCTGAATCCTTAACTACGAATTGATCATTCATCCTTGCTCTCCGTACTTCATAGTCCCCAACTTAATCGCCTCAGTCGTTTCCTCGCAGCACTTCTTTAATCCAAAGTTCCAGTCTGCTAAGGAAGTCTGTCGCCCGCCATTACGAAAAGCTTCTTGCCACTTCTTCAACTGCATGACCAGTAATCGGTTCTGATTTTGCAGATACTCAACTTCCGTTGCATATATGCGGCCACAACCGGGACAGTCCTTACGGGCTTCCCGGTCAAACTTCCAACCGCACTTACATTCAATTATCATCATCACAGTCCTCCAGATATTCGGCTAGCTTTCCTTCCCACTCAGGTTCAGACAGTTGATCCGGGAAATCCTTAGGTTCCTGTAGCATCGAGTGGTGCCAGAAGTATTTGAACCGCTTGATTTCTTCCATTTTAACTTCGATGAACTCGTCGAGTTTCATAGTGACTCCTTGGATCCTACTTTGCTCCTGAGTTCAATGCATTCCGCCGTTCTACGCATCACAGCTTCAAAAGCTGGGGTCCAAGCTGGACTCTCCCTAGTAACTGACTTATTCTGTTCATGGGTTTCTGGTGTGTCCATAATCGCAGCACAAGAACAGGCAGCTAATTTAAGTCCTAACTCTTCTTGTAGTTGATTGATCCGCTGTTCATACTTTTGGTTAGCAGGAGATTTAATCGTCAGATACCAATAATCACCTTCCTGCGACCACTCTCCTACGCTGACTGACTTACCAGATTCATCTTCAACTTCCACGAAACGTCCAGCTTCGGGACCGGGAGGACCATCGAAGACAATTCTAATCGTTCCCTTGGCCACTTCTTCTTTACTGAGAACAACCTTATCCTTGTAGGAGGGATCATACCTAAATTGCCCAACCGGCTGCGGTATATTGTTATGCATCAATCGCTCATGGCAAGTGACAATATGATCATGCAGTTCACGATTAAGTTGATCGGCATACTTCAAACTGTTCTTAAGGTCTTCGATTTCCTTGACGGCTACCTCGCCACAACGTAGTGCAAGCCGACGACGCCAGATATCCAAAGCACCAGTCGGTTCTGCCTGACCAGCCGAACGGCCACCGTGCCAACCACTCTCCGTCCAGCCGGTCAGGAGTTGATTAGCAACATCCTCGATCACATCGTCTTCGCAAGCAAGGTAGGCGGCCATCAATCTCTTATCATCAAGCGTTAGTTGTTCCAGAATGTCTTGTAGCGAAATCTTCAAGTAATCTTTTTCAAGTTTGACGTTCATTTGAACCTCAATAGTTCGTCTATCTTAGCACACGTTGCGGCCGTTCTGTCATAGTCTTCTTGCGTAGTGGCAAACTCCAAAGCATCCCGTTTCAATTCTGCAATAGGTCCAAGCAACTCTCGATAGAAGGCATCCCACAATGCTTTCTTTAGCATTACTTGTATTTGCTCCGCATCTGTTTTTGATGTTTCAGATGTTCTGGCAATCATACAAGCAGTACGAACTACTCTAGCTTTGAACTGCGTGCGATCACCGTCCAAGAATTCTTGCTTGAATTCGATTTTATCAAAATCTAGCATGGCATCACCTTAGCCACGAACTCTTTGCGTTCACGATCATTCGTAGTAAATTTAGAAATGGCCGTTAGAGGCGTCAATTCTGTATCCACTAGCATATTGTGTAAGGCTAGCATTTCGTGATCACTGAACGTCACGGCATTCATCTTATAACACTTGAACGCAGCCCAAGCCATAGGAACTCGTGAACTAATCAATTGGGCAATAGCTTCTGCAAACTCGCGAATCTCTTGCTGAGCATCCGAGCGAAGACGCTTATCCAAGAAATGAAATAGATTGTGTAAATCAATCTTCCAATAGGCTTCGGTATACGTAGATAGTGGCAAGTCCTTGCGTGCCTGCTCACGGGCCACTCCCATAGCCAGACGTTCCTTGTATATGCAGCGTGCGTGGTCATGAAACTCCAATTCCTTGATGCTTAAATGCATATTGGGATCATCAGATACACGTTCCCTAGCCGGATCTTCTGGCCAATGGATAGGATCAGTCCCACTACCTTGCTTGTTAGTTTTGCTCTGGCTACGCCACACGTCTGTGGTTGCCATGGAATCAATTGCTTCCGAATAGCGGGTAGAATACTCGTTCACACTAGCAGTACGGTGCCTAATCCACTGCCTCCAAGTATCCATCGGAACGCGCACATGGAACTTGAACTCGACCATTTCAAAGGGAGTTGTGTGGCCATGTCGCATCAGATGATTAATCAACGTCTGATCATCCGAAGGTGTCTTGGTGCCTTTGCCATAAGACACCCGTGCGGCTTGAACGATTGCATGGTCATCGCCCATCATATCCACGAATCGCACAAAACCATCTGGCCCTACTTTAATAGCTGGCCCATCTTTTTGCCAACAATTCAAATCAGCACACGGACCGTCACAGTGTTCGCCATCACAAGTATTCATTTCAGCACCTTGGCTAGTAGATTAGCAGTTATTGTTTGCAGGTCTTTCAAGTGATTCTGTGTAGCAGCCAGCTGTCCAGTGCTTCCCGTTCCGTCCGCAGGTCTGATCCCTGCTTGCCACAGGCCGTCCATGAAACTCTGAGCCTCCTGTTCAGTTAAGGTTATAGCCGCCGGAATAGTTAGTTGTGGGTCGGGATTTTCTACAACAGTGAGGCCTGTAGCCACTACAGGATTAAGATAAGCCTTACGATTAATCGTTACTGTGTCGCCCGACTGATCTGGTCGCGCAAACATGCGTATCTCAATACCGTAGCCCATCCATCCCGGACGCCGGTCAACCATTATTTTCATTCTTAGCCTTCTTGTGTTTTCGGATGGCCACCACCAAGTCTACCTGCCTAAAGAAGGTAGGTTTGGCTTTGATTGACTCAATCAACTTATTGACCGCATCTTTCAGCATGATAGCTTCACGAGTATCCCAGTAATCCTCATACATCGAGTAGTACAAATCCCATTGAGACTCCGGCAACAACCGGCGCACACGCTTAACGCCCAGTAAGAATGACGCTTCGATGTCTTTAATCCAACGATAGGTCTCGTTAACAACCAGTACAGGCACATCCTCGTAATCTACTGCCTCAAAATGCCTCAGTGGCTTGAAGTGCTTCGTGTGTCTTGTGATGTTCTCGTTGATACACTCAGCTAATGAGCGAATTTCCTTGAGCTTTTCGTCTTTCTTCATAATCGTCCAACGCCTCCATTAGTTCTATCTTATTCAGCCGACTGTAGTTAGGGATTCTGCACCGTTGCGCTTTACGTTTTAGTTCTGGGGAAGACATTTCACCATGCGACTTGGAGGGATGATCCTGCATCCAGCGAATAATCGCTTTCCGATCCCCCGTACGTATTGCCTCACGCACGACGGCTAGCTGCTGTGGTGTAGATACGTTTGCCAGTCGTTCGAATCTACCAGAGCTAACGATTGTCTCCATAGACTGGTAACATAACACTTTCTCATGTACTGTGTGATGGAATTCGTTCATTAGTGTCCCCACGTCTTAACATGCTGTTCCCACTTCATAGCGATTAATGGGACTAGTTGCTTATATTCTTGCAGAAACTCTTCCACTAACTGTTTCTGTTGTTCAAGATATTCTGGTAAGCAGGGCGCCATTACCTCATCGTGAATGTTCAGAAGCATGGTGCGCCAACGATTGATACCGGGCGGTTGGATTTCCCACAACTTGCGTTGTAGCTTCTTGGTAATCTGTGCGCCGGTGCCTTGAATCACATGGTTGCCCGCGGCCCGCATGTTACTGGCTTGCAGTGCAAACGCTGCCGCGTACAATGCCGATTGAACGGCACCTGAAACGGTTTGATCACGGTCGCGTCGCTTAACCTTTATCTGAATACCCTTCCACTCCTTGGGTGGTTTCTGCGCAAGATTAAACAGGAACTTGCATACAGAGTTCTCAAGGGTAAAGTATCGCTTGAAACCGAGCAACGTCTCGATATAATCTTGGGGATCAGCCCACTCAACCTGTGTCCCAATACCATTGGGTTGACGCATTGAGCAGAACATATCAAAGTAACGTTGCCGCTCTTTGCCGAACACCGTGTAGGTGGACAAGAAACGATTTAATGAAGCTAACGCGGCTTCTGTGGAAAGACCCACCCGCGTGTGTAGCGTGTGTTCATTACCCATATAGATTAATGCAAAGACACCATTCTTGCTGCGCTTGTATTTGTCCTTTTCGCCGGCCAAACCGTTGGTAGCTAGCACTTCATCGTAGGTCATTGGGGCGAAGAAGAACTCACCCAAGATTCCGTGAATCTTCTTACCAGACATTAACTCAGCGCGTAGTTTAGGATCACCATAGACGGCATCTACAATATTGACTTCGAAGGCATCAAAGTCACCCCCACACAAAACCATACCCCCGCTTGCTAGGGTAAACTGTTGGCGGATTCGTTTCTCTTTATTGACGCCCTGTGCATTTAATCCACCACCGCCGCCACCCATACGACCGGAGAGCGCGCCGATTACATCGAAGCTAGCGTGGAAACGTCCGGCTTGCAACAGCTTATCATACAGTTGGATCTCTTTGGAGGCATGTCTTGCATCCAGAATCTCTCTAGCTCTCTCCGCAGCAGGATGTGGGTCGCTGGATTCCTTAATCCCATCCTCACAGTTGATGCAACCCTGACCTTCACAGTCGGGGCATACCGTGGATAGTGTCCAGCGTTCTATCTCTTCTAGCAAAATCGCTTTGGTGGATACCTTGCCCTCGACCAATAATCCAAGTTTCTCATCGCCCATCACTTGCGTGAGATAACGGTAGCACACTTCGGAGCTATTGAAGTTGAACTTCTCTTTCAGTTTAGTTACTTTGTCAATAGCTTCACGCCGAAGATTAATGATACCGGGTACGTTGATGCTGAATCCTTTCCAGCGATTAGCCCCGACCATGCACGCAAGTATGCTTTCATCATCATCTGGCTCAGGATTACCAAAGTGTTCGCGCAATTCCCGCAGATACACAACATCGTTCTTGGCATACTTACGGGCCAGAGGATTAAATCGCCAGTAGGATATATGCGACTCAATCACATCGGGCCAGGTTCCTCGCCAGTTACCGGCTCCCGTGCGTAGATACTTGCGCTTCTTTCCAGAGAACACGCCCGCGGTGGCAAATGGGGCGTAACCATACTCAACGGGTTGTAATTCTGGCGACAACTTAATCGAGTCGAACGTCACAATATCGAGGTCGGGATGGAGTGCATCCTTAACGATTGCTTTCAGACTCGTAGATGGTGCAAACTTAAGAACAATATCCTTGAACTCACCATTGATGTCGCCTAATCCTGTGACAATATCTGTGACCTTCCAGCGAGATGTTCCCTTCTTGCGTGCGAAGTTGATGTCCTTGAACTTGATGTTCTGATCAAGTAGAGCGGCCAACTTGTACGCAATAACCGACGGAACTCGTTTGATTACTATGTCACCCCGTTCCATCGTAGATTGATATGGACCCTTGCGGGCGTGCATCATAAGATCTAGGGCGTGGGTAGGCTTACAGCAGTAACCATCCCGCGCCGCAGATTGGGCTAGGGCCACTTCCTCAATATCTGGCGGCGAATCCTTATCCGCCAACAGAGAGAAAGTGGTGTACATCTGACAGATGTGGAACCAATCGAAGGCGATGTTGAATGCACAAACACCACCCTCGTCCAAGCAGATTTCCTCAATCAAGGCCAGCGTGTCCTTGACAGGATTTTCCCACGGACAAAATAATTCAACGGGATCGTTGTCCCGCGCCCATTGCAATAGTACAATGGGTCCGTGGAAACCACAGGTTTCTGTGTCTAAGTATATCATATAGTATGGAAGTAATTATTTAAGCCGGTGTCTCAGTTTCCTCTTCCACAAACTCATCGTCCTCAAAAGAATCTTCCTTCATTTCCACGAACGTCCGTCCCTTGTCCGTGCACAGCTTCTTGATATCCTCATCCAACTCGCTGGTACTAATCTCACCGGCAGCCCAGGCCAGACAACGAGTGGCAAAGTTATTACCAAAGTTTTCCCGCACATGCTCTTGCATCAGGAAAATCTCTGGACGCTTACGGTGGCGCTTGGCATTGGCCTTCTTTTCTTTAGTCTCAATCTCGTGATTCTTAAGGCCGCGTTGCTTAGCAGACTTCATTTCCCGTGCAAAGTCCAACGCCGCCTTAGGTCCGCCCTTACGCATGATGCTGTACAGTTCACGAATGTTAGTCTGCGTGATTATTCCGGCCACCACATCAGGATACATTTCCTTAGGTAGGGACAACAGCATGAAACGAATCTGTGCCCACCCACGCGATTGACCGACTTCGGCACCACAAGCCGTCTCACTCACTCCCAAATTACGGAGACGAGCAATAGCCTTAGCTTCCTGCAAGATATTGAGATTAGACCGCAGCAAGTTCTCTCGCAGATTCATAGATGCCGCTGCAATGTCCGACAGTGGCGGCTTGACAACGGCTTCAATTTCTTTGCGGTTCAATGACCGCACGCAAAACAGACGCCGGAACCCAGCGATTAGTTTGTACTTCTTACCCCACGCCCTCTGTTGTTCGGAGTTGCACTCCGAGACGATGATGGGTTGGAGTAATCCATTCACATCAATGTCCCGCTGCAAATCAATAACGTCAATAGGTGCAATAGCGCCACGACTATTGAACTCTTCGTCAATGTGGATATCGTCAATCAATATATTCATTTAACTCTCCCATACTTATTTCTTGCATCCGGCGTTTCTTCTTGAGATTCTCTAGAATCAGTCTATCCACCGGCAGATGCAGATAGTCTTTAATCGTGCAACCACGATTCTTATCGGCACCCGGACGATGAAAACGATCCTCAGCCTGCATACGGGCTTCACCACGGAACGTATTCGAGTAGAAGATTTCTGTAGGACTGCCCGTAAGATTAAGTGCCATACCGCCGGCTTCCGGGCTTCCGATGAAACAGAGCTTAGGGATCTGCTGTTTCAGGTATTCATAGTCCGGGTGTGAGGCATCGAAAGCATCCAGCGCGATGTTGGTGGGGATTTCCTTATCGTCGTATGTTGATGCACGGAATCCACGACCGTCTACTTGAAGAACATTCCAACCCTGCTGCTTGGCAAGCCGGACCAGCTTGTCAATGGTTCCCGTGAATCCACCCCACACCACAAGACGCCCAACGTCCTCATGCTCATCAAGGTCGTCGATTAGATACTGATCCTTCGGCGAACTGTCGCTCTCAACCACAACCCGCTGAAACACAGCCGTCTCTTTAGCACCACCGCACTTGTGGCAGTCGATGGTCTTTTCGACGTACTTAATCTCTCCAGTGTTGTCGAGGTTGGGATCGTAATCATCTGGAGGCACAAGGTCAACGATTGTACCAACGCCCTTGCAGAGTGAGCAAGTTTCCATGCCAGTCTTCTCGGGCTGATACTGGAAACCATCAGACAATTCACGCAGAAGCGTGATCGCCTGAATCGCAGTAGGACACTGTTGCTTGATTAACTTGGCAGTGCGTAGAATTTCGATGGTTGGCTTAATCTCAACGATTTCGTAGATCTTCTCGGGGAGGTCAAGGCAGTCCTTCTTGAACCGAACCAACGTCAAACCCTGCATTCGGCGATACAGTTTTGCAACTTCATTGGCTGACTTAACGAACTGATGGCCAGCAGTACCGCCAACAAGTTGCGCTACTAACTCCGCGTGATTAATATGTTCCTTGGGCTGGCCACAGGTAGCGCACTTGTTCTCATCATCCAACCAAGTCACGACCGAAGCATACATACCACCCGCCGCAGATTCCTTCTCTTCAATGATGGACAGCCGACGCTTGAACTTAGGAAGATTACCTTCCTTGATGAATCCGGGGCAAGCTATCTCACACTGCGACCACCAATCCACGGGACTCTTAGGCGCAGGCGTACCGCTCATCAGCACCAGCTTGTAATCATCCGGGTGATGTTCCCGCACCAGATTAGCCAAGGTAAGACAGGCTTGCGTACGATTGGCAGTTGGATTCTTAACCTTGCTGCTCTCATCGAAGATTACCATCTTCGGCACTTCGATGTCTGTTCCAACTTGCTTGATTATGTTGGAAAGCTTCTCATACGTGAGATAACGCTCCGGAAAAACTTTAGCCCGCCACTTGGCCAAGTCGCGCTGAACGGCATAGATACCCGACCGCGGACCTATGTACCACAGGACATCAGTAGGTGACAAATGGCGTTCGGCTGATTCCAGGGCCATCAGTGTCTTACCCGTACCCATCTCACAAGCAAGAATTGAGGCCGGGCGACTTAGGACATGCGCCACACCCTCGCGCTGATGCCTGTATAGTGGACGATTAAACTCTAGCGTATTGTAGTCGAGCTGGGCCTCAAACGGAGCATACGGATTCTTGCCCTGCATGAAATCCAGTTGGAAAGCATTACGCTGTGAGTTGAGGATCGACCACATCTTAACAGGCGGCTCTTCAAAACCATGCCATTTAGACTGCTCCATGGTCTTGATGTAAGCAATCACCTTCTTGTTATACTTGATGTTAATCCAGATGCGATTAGCCCGATAGATTAACTGAACAGGCCGCTTGTATCCATCAACAGTGAAGAACGTGTCTACCGTAGTGTCCATGAGCCGTCCTTATACATATAGGTATCATCACTCAGTTTTATACGTTCAAGTCGATTAAGTAGGTAACTAAATGAATTGGTTTCCAGATAGTTGAACAACCCACCCAGGAAAATTCGTATTGGCTTATCCCACTCCTGCTTAAACAACAAAAGTAATTCAGAATGCGTACAGGAAAGCAGCACCAGATAATCATCGGAGTCGGGTAGTTTGGTGAAAGTAAAGTTGACATGCCGATACACAAGCAGGTCCAAGCACAACTTGCGAGAAAGTACGAAGCAGACTGAAAGATACGAATGCTCAGGATGAGTGCAGATCGTCCAAGCCGTTGGGTCGTGTGGTGATACATTGTTACGGTCGAGGATTCGCGTAGGTGATTGACCGAACAATTCTTGATACAAAGCAGTATAACCACCCCAGTTTGGGACGGTTATCGCAAGTAACTTGAACTTATAATCTGTAGCCATTAATCAACCCTTAACCATCTACCTTTAATCCTAAGGGCCTGCCGCCTACCCCAACTACATCGCGCGGGGGTAGGCGGCGCGGCGGCTACCGATTACACTTCACGAGTAGGAGCATCCACCTTTTCCGGAACGTCCGGCTTCGGAGGATTATTGAACTTGTTGAGTTCCTCGATCATCACGGGTTCGTCCGGCAACGCGCTAGGCGGAGTGGAGCAATCAGTGGCAAAAATCGAGAAGTATGTGAACTTCTTGGTTTCCACCTTCTTAGAGGTCATTGTCACCATCTTGCCGACGCGACTCACGGCGAATTCGGCATCGCGGCGGGCCGTCTTCGTACCGTAGAACAACGTGGCGAACTGCTTACGGCTGGGAATCCAGACTAGGAAATCCACACCGTACATTGCGCCCGGCAGTTCACCTTCGATCTTAGTATCCGCTTTGTTAACAATCCGAGCAAAGACGGGATCAGGCACGTTCTTGCCGTTCTCGTCCTTGATAGGATTACCAGCATCATCCAGCTTCACAGGGCTGTAGCAGAAGATGGGGCTGCCATTCGGGTCATCAATGGCCAGCGGACGGATGGACAGAATCAGTACATCCACCTGCGTGCCCAGATCCTCAGTCTTTCCACCAGTGACCAGACCCCAGTGATTAATCGGGAACGATCCATCCTTACAGGACGCCGAAAACGATGTGAACAACTGCAAGCGTGCGAGGAATGATCCTTGCAGCACAGTGTCCAAGGCTCCGGTGCCAATGCGTTCGAGGATGCTGTTACCCTTCGGCAGATTAACCAACGATTCGTTACTCATGATCTTTTCCTTACTGTTATTTTATCACTTACTCTTATCGAGGGCAGGTCCCATTTCGATCTTCCGATCACCGGGTCTGTGCGGCTGGCCTGCCATAACCTTTCGTCGTAGAATACTACGACAAATTAATTAGCCCTATCACTTAATCTTCGACGACTTCGGCCTCTTCGCCTTCCAGAGCCGCGGCAGCTTCCTCAGCTTCCGCCTGCGCCAGCTTGGCCTTCTCCATCTTCTTCTCAGCGCGCTCCTTGGCCTGCTTGAGCTTCTTCGCTTCCGTCTCGGCTTGGCGCTGATCAAACGCCGCCTTCTGGACCTCAATCGACTTCGCGTCCAGATGCAGAACCCACTGCAAGGCCGCAGCGAATCCCTCAGGCTGGTCACCAGAGTACACCGACGCCGGCGTCTCAATGGCTTCCTTAATCTCGCTCAGCTTGCGCAGCCAAGACGACGGGGCGAACTGCGGAGCGCCCGCATCCTTACCCGCCCGGCTGGCTTCCTTGAGTTCCTTAGCCCGTGCCGTAACCGCCGGACCGAACTCTTGGAATCCCTGCGTCATCGCGCGCTCAACCCACGCATCCATCTCCGACTCGGGGAGCTTGGTGAGCGTGAACGCGTTCGACAGAGGAATCTTGCCCGCATCAACCAACTCCATAATCTTGGGGTTGTTGATCTTATTCAGACCCAGACGGTTCTGAATGAACTGCACGCTGGAACCCAGACGATTCGCCAAATCCGTCTCGGTCATCATCGGATTGCGACCCAGGATGCGGCGCAGCTGACGCGCATAATCCATGGGCTTCGTGTCCACCTTGTGGAAGTTCGCCATGATCTGCATTTCCAGCAGGCGATCCTGATCCAGCGGACGAATCTCAGCGTTGATTTCCTCAATGCCCAGATCCTTGGCAGCCGAGTACCGATGCAGGCCGTCAATGATTTCGTAGTACGCAACCTGCGTCTCCGGGTCGATCTGCGGACGCACCGTAATCGCACCGAAGAATCCAACCGACCGCATCGAGGCCACCAACCCCTGAAACGCTTCGCTCTCACGATTGACAGCGCGCAACGCAACCGGGTTCTCACGAATATCGCTCAACTTAATCGACTTGACTTCGCTCATGATCGTTTCCTTGTAGATAACCATCGCTTTTACTTATACCGCCAAACTGATTACTTTGGTTGTCACCGCCTTTCATTTAATCAAATCATTTTCGACATCGCTCTAATCGTAGCCAAACTTATACAAGCTGCCCTTGTAAATTGTGAACTCACTAACTAACCCTCTCTCAAACCATGTATATATAAGGTATAGAGAGAAGAAGTAACTATTACAAGGGTTTGAGAAGCTGTTAGTTAGTTAGGTCACAATTTACACGGGCAGCTTGTATAAGAGTGTACATTGTGATTTGATTATTTTTTAATCCAATCAAAAATGATTTACGTAAGTGTATGGTGAGTTGATTAAAGGAATAACGATGCCAACAAAATCAGAGTCCATAGCTAAGTACCTGCGTGCTGTGACACACGCTGATTTAGCAAATCTATATTCACTCAACATGGAGTGTCAAGTCAACGTAGACCAAGACGGTGGAGAACGTGTCAGTGGAGATTATAAGGGTCGTAAGTGGGCCGCTTGGTCAGATGGAATCACTACGTGGAAATCATTCCGTATACCCCTGAACGCAGCCACCGAACCTGAGTGGACAGATACGGACATGAAGTTCGACCTAGCCGCACATGCCTCCGGCATAGGCATGACAGGTTGGGACTGGAAGAATCGTGTAAGCAAGTGGGTTGCCTTCGACTTTGATTCCATGGTTAATCATGCGAAGGGTCTGAGCGTGGAGCAGTTGGAAGAGATTAAACGGCTGACCTTTGAAATTGACTGGATCACGATTAGAAAATCAACAAGTGGCCGCGGACTGCATTTGTACGTGGAACTGGATGATATTCCCACTGCAAACCACACCGAACACGCTGCTTTGGCTAGAGCGATTCTAGGCAACCTTTCTGCTTTAGTTGGACAGGATTTCCAGTCTACCGTGGATACCTGCGGTGGAAACATGTGGGTGTGGCATCGGAAGATGGCTGGCACCGACGGGCTTACTCTGATTAAAAAAGGTAATGCCCTGTATGATGTGCCTAAAAACTGGCGTGATCACGTACAGGTGATTACTGGTAAGCGCCGCAAGAATCTTCCACAGTTCATTGCTGGCGTGATTGATCCAGACATCTTTGAGCAGCTTTGTGGCCAGCGTCCCAAAGCAGAATTAGATGAGGACCACAAGAAAGTAATTGATTATCTCAAAGAAAATGACTTGATGTGGTGGTGGGACCAAGATCATCACATGCTCGTAACCCACACCGCACATCTAAAGCGTGCCTACACGGACCTATCACTCAAGGGATTCTTTGATACGATAAGTCCAGTAACTAATCCACAGGAACAAAACTGTTTTGCTTTCCCTATACGTGGGGGTGTGTGGAGTGTGCGTAGGTATACACCTGGCGTACAGGAGCATGAATCATGGGAGCAGGACGGTGGTGGGTGGACACGTGCTTACCTGAATAAAAAACCAGACTTGCGGATTGCCGCCCGTGCGTGTGGCGGTATTGAGGATGCTAAGTTTGGATTTAACTTCCGAGAAGCTGAGGTAATGCAGAAAGCTGCATCCCTGCTAGGTGCAGACGTATCCTTTAGTAAGAACTTCATTAATCGACCTGCCCGCCTATCCGAACATAAGGATGGTCGATTAGTTGTCAGCGTCGAGCGAAAAGAGTCTGACAATGGGACTGACATGCCGGGTTGGTTGGCCAGTAAGAAGGAATGGACTAAGATATTCAATGCTCAGACTTCTGATCCTGTAGAATCCGAAGTTGGCAACTACGATGATTTACTGCGTCATCTAGTTACGGCTGGTGGCGAAGACTGTGGGTGGATGATTAAAGCCAGCAATACATGGCGTGCGGAGCCATTAGCGCATGTTAAGTTGGCCTTAGGTGCAATAGGATTAAAGACTAATGAAGTCAATATGGTGCTTGGACAGTCTGTCACAAACTGTTGGAAGCTAGTATGCCGACCATTTCAACCGGAGTATCCTGGCGATCGGGAGTGGAATCGGCGAGCAGCCCAATTTAGATTCACGCCATCCGTGAATACAGAATCTCTAACCCACCCCACATGGGACAGGATTCTTAATCACTGTGGCGAAGGTCTTAACGAAGCGATTAAGAGTAATCCTTGGGCTAAAGCTAATGGGATTGCTACAGGTGGCGACTATCTTAAGATTTGGATAGCCTCGCTATTCCAGACACCTAACGACCCACTACCCTACTTGTTCCTATACAGCCCCGAACAGAACACCGGAAAATCAATTCTGCATGAGGCACTGTCCTTGCTAGTGGATGGTGGCTACATGTTAGCCAGCGCCGCACTTGTGTCGCAGGGTGGATTCAATGCGGAATTGGAAGGGTCAGTCCTATGTGTGGTAGAAGAAACTGATTTACGCAAGAATGCACTCGCGTATAATCGGATTAAGGACTGGGTAACATCTAGGGAAGTATTGATTCATCCTAAGTTTGCCACGCCCTACCACATTCAGAACACAACACACTGGATTCACTGTGCCAATACTCACGCCGCCTGCCCAATCTTTCCGGGTGACACGCGCATAACTATGTGTCGCGTTAATCCGTTGGACTTGGCAGAGTTGATTCCGAAGAAGAAACTAATTGCCATGTTGGAGAAAGAAGCATCAGACTTTATTGCTTCTGTTCTGCAACTGGAAGTTCCTGAGTCGGCCGATCGACTAAACGTTCCAGTGATTTCCACTGAGGATAAGTTGGTTGCCGCTCAACTCAATAAGACGCCAGTTGAACTATTCCTTGAGGAACATTGCAAGGTCATGGATGGCTGTAGGATTAAGTTCGGCGAATTGTTCGAACGATTCCAGCAGACACTAGACGCCAATGAGTTCAATAAGTGGTCCAAGCAGGCATTTAGTAGAGACCTACCACCGGCGTACCCAAAAGGTAGAAGTACAACGGACGCCCAATTCTATATAGGAAACATAGCTTGGAAGGCAGACACTAATAAGTATGAGGGCAAATATGTCTTACGAGACGCCTACCTTATCCGTAAGGAGGCGACAATATGATCAAAGACATTCTAAATCTATTGTCTGCCGATGAGAAGAAGCTGATACGCGAAGCTTTTGACTCAGAAACACCATGTATGATTAAGCTGCCTAATAACGAATTCATTGGTGTGCATTTGACGCAAAACGATGGTATAAAGATACTGCAACAAGCTGGGGCATGGTCACACGGGAAGATACTATGAAAGTAATATTCAAAGGTAGGGTAGTCGAGGCAATTCGTTTCGATGGTACTCTAAAACAAGCTGAGAGCATTACAGTAGAAACACAAGAAAGAGTATGGCCTGTACACGATCAAGACAACAGATTCGTTAATCTGATGGAGACTGAAACTGGAGACTTGATTAAACTGGATCAGTGGGTGTTGTGGGACAAGAAGACCGTTCAGGTAGTCAGTGACTCGGCTTTTAAGAAACATCGCCGACCACTGACTAAGCTAGACTGTCTAGATATTGGAGCATAATCATGGCCGATGACTTATTTGATTTGCTTGAGGGACTTGAAGCACTTGACCGTAAGCCTAAGGAAGTGGTACGGGCACCGTTTCCTTATGTAGGCTCCAAGTCACGAAGTGTGGCGGAAATCGTAAAACATCTGCCCCACCGCAAGATCTATGTTGAGCCGTTTTGTGGGACAGCTATTGTCCTACTTAATCGTGCGCCAGCTAAGATGGAAGTAATCAATGACATGGACTCAGGAATCGTCTGCTTCTATCGTTGCCTGCGCGATGACACTAAGCGACAACATCTAGTAGACTTGATTAAAGCCTCCGTTCATTCACGTGAAGATTGGGTGGACTTTAAACGAGATTGGCAAACTGAGCCAGACGAAGTAGAACGTGCCTTCAAATGGCTGTACGTGATTACGTATTCTTTTAGTGGGCTGGGACGTAATTACGGACGCGCATTGAAACCAGGCATGTTCAGTGGCAAACTATGGAACAAGATACCAGAGTTCCAACCCATTGCGGAAAGATTACGTAATGTCCAGATAGAACATATGGATGGCCTGGCCTGTATAGAGCAGTACGATAGCTTGGATACTCTGTTCTATATTGATCCACCCTACATCGAAGGGGATCAATCTTGCTACAAAGCTCGATTCGATCGGTCACAGCATGTTGAATTGATTAACGCTATCAAGCGGTGTAAGGGTGCCGTTGCTCTATCCGGCTACGATAATGAACTGTATAATCAAGTAGACTGGCACGACACGTTTGAATTCACTGTATTTCAGTCTATTCACGGTGAGGGTACTGGTACTAAATCACATTTGGCTGGGGCACCTAAGACTGCGCATGGTAAGGAGAAGTTATGGCTAAAAGTATGATTCATTGGAATGGTGATCTAGTTTGTGCAATTGACACTGAGACGTCGGGATTAGATCCACACTGGAATGAGATTCTGCAAATCGCAGTGCTTCCGTTGGACTCTAACTTCGAACGACGTAGTGATGTAATGCCATTTTACATCACACTGAAACCGGATTACCCCGAACGTGTAAGTCCCGATGCACTACGGGTGTGCAAACTTAACATCGGTGAACTGATGTTGCGAGGATTGGATCAGGAAAAGGCACGTGAAGTATTTTTGGAGTGGGTGGATGGTATTGGATTACCCCACACCGAATACGGCACGCGCAAAAGGATTATTCCTCTAGGACACAACTATCAATTCGATAAGGCATTCATTTCCAAGTGGCTGGGAGTGGATACCTACAATGATATCTTTAGTTGCTTCTCACGGGATACTATGGTAGTGGCCGCTTTCCTGAACGATAATGCGGCTATGAAAGTAAGCCCGGCGCAATTTCAGAAATTAGAGTTGGGATACATTTGCGCGAAATTGGGGATTGAGCGACATGCTCGACATGATGCTCTGGAGGATTGCTTACTTGCAGCGAAGGTCTACCAAGCGATCTGCCGCCGCGGGGAGTGGTTTCTATAATCTCATGGTATATGCCGGCAAGCGCGAGTGCGTTAAGTAATCTAACCCCATGTCCTATGAAGCGTTTGGTACTACCCCAGACCTTAGGATCGGTGCCTAGGCACTTAGCGTAATCACGGTTGCCGGCTATGCCGTCAAAAGCGATTAAGTATACGCGGACAACACCACACATAGCCAGTAATTTCACCGCGGCTACGGCTGTTATGCAACTACCATACATAACACCAAGGTCTTGGCGGGTGAAGGGTATCTTGTCTGCATAGTCATCGTAGTAATGTTTGGCCTTATTGGAGATGATTAACGTGGCTTTCTTTGGTCTACATGTATCCTTTAGAAAGTTGTCCTGCTGCATACAGAAAGTAGGATTCAGTAAATCAAGAGATTCCACTTTGTGGATAGAGTCATTGATTGCTATAATTGGATCATCAGGATACCCAAGGAAATGTTCGGCCCGTAGATTATCCAGACTTGGACCTTTGCCGATAATGTATACAGACCTGCCTAAAAACACGGCTTTTAATCTTTCAATGTCCGCTTGTGTCAATACAGGAGCCTGCCATTTGAGTTGGTTGGGAAATCTATGGTAGCGGTTATCCAGATACCTCTCGACCTGAAAGTGCGACCGTGGAATGCTCAACGTCCCGTCGTTGCTATGTATGATTCTCATGCCTAAATATGTGTCCATACTAATCCTTTCTAGGTCATTCCACACGACTGCGACACGTTGAGCAGGCTAATCTTGTTGTGCGTTGTTTGAAATGCTCGCAGTGCATTAACTTTTTAATCCCACAACACGAACTTTTCTTTTCTATCATAGACCTATGTATACATGGTAGGATAGAAACTATGAATACGTAGGGGTCTGCTGTAGGATCATACCCAGCGGGTACAGTATCAGGTGCACCCTCACTCCTGAGAAACGTTAAGTATGGACCTACCTTTTTCATGGAACCAATGTGACGTAGATTTCCAGTATCCAATCCCACGCAGTAGTAGGTACGGGGGCAAACACGATTACTTTCATGTATTGCTGACCACTAGTTTCAGTGCCATCTTGTTCTAGTGTTCCTGCGGTAGTTTCATCTAGTAGAATGAATCCATCCGGATATTCCAATACTACCCTATCTGGATCAACACCCCCGCCACTAAAGAAGAAGTGGTATTGTATGCTCTGCACACTCCTACCAACTGGCACCACGCTAGAAAAATCAACTATTGTGACAATTGGATCACTGCTGTAGTGCCCATTGCGGGCTTGTCTATAGTAGAGTCCAGTCTCGTCACAACAACACTCCAGCATTAGATTACCATTAGGTAGATGCAGCACCTTCCCATGCACGGAACTGTATTTTACGTCGATCATATAGGCACCTACGGGCACGGGCTAGCAGTGAACAACGGTATCCAGTCAGGACCAAAGTCAGTGATTCTTAGACTGCCGTCTGCCAAGATTCTAATCTTACGCACCTTGTAGACGAAAGTCTTTCCTTCGGCAGACGACTGCTCGTCGAACTGGATAATGTCCATCAGCTGTTCTGGATTAACAGCCGGATCTGAAGCCTCACTATAGTTAGAATCATCCGGATCGCCCGATGGGATTTCATAACCGGGTTCAGATATGTTAATCGTGTTGGATTCCACATAGACATCTTCATCGGGATCGCACTCTTTAGGTGTAGCAGCTACCGTTAATGTGAAGGTATCTGATCCTGAGCCACCCACGACGCTGAACTGCAGAACCTGCAACCCTCCCGTAAATTCCCGCTCAATACCTTCGGCTCCTAATACGTCGTTGTCATCCGTATTAGAAGTAATGTGAAATATACCCTTTAATCCTTCCTTACCCTTAACGGTAACATTGAAAGTCTCGCGCCTCTCAATGGTAGTTGGGGTTGTTACAAACTCCAGTAATCCCGCAAGAGGATTCCCATCCTCAGGAAGTTGCACTGGAATATCGTCAGTGCGCGAGGGTCGTATATCCGTAACGCGCCTGTAGATCGGTTCATTGCTTGGATTAAGCCGTATTTGTCCTAACTCATCTAAGTCGGGTGACACTGCCCGCGCAAAGAAGTGGGCGTGATCCAGAATACCATGCGTCATAGGCACAGTTATGTTGATCGAGGACAGTCCAGCAGTAATCTGCACATACTGTTTTGGTATGTCTGCAACACGACCCGTGCTAGCAGAAGTATACCCAATAGTCTCAATCTCAACCCACACAGATTGATTAATCGGCGGCGTATGTGGCACGGCGGCATCGTAGAGACCTAACCTAAAAGTAGAAACCTGCCCCTGATAGATGTAACTAGGCGTGCACATCCAGACTAGATACTTATCCCGGTCTGTCGGATTATTTGGATCACCTAGTCCCGAAGCCGTGGTATCATCCTCAATTACGGGAGTATCATCCTCAAGGATTAGTCCGGTAAGGGGATCTTTAATAGTAGACAGGTCTATACCAGGCACCCACCAGTACAATGGATTTTCAACTACAGTACCTGCGTTGGCAGCTATTTCAATAGATAGGTCCAGATTAGGTGTGTTGGGGCTTATGGTAGCTAGTTCAATTACACCATTAATGCTATTGTCACCTAAAACAGCGTAATTGAGTTCGGCTATATCAAACACTTGCAGATGCACGTTCCTAATCAGTGTCTGCAAGGTAGCCGTCCGCCAGATGTGAGAGTACCTATAGCCCCAGAACCTAGCTGATGCTTGTACGCACCCTTCGATATTGTAGATGAAGAAGTCTCTAGACTGCTCCACGAGTCCGTAGGTGCTTATATTGTTGCGATATACATACTCATGTTGGGAGTCTTCATCGCCAGAATAGTTATGCTTCCACGTAGCCGTGAGCTTGGTAACGATTGAATCAAATGATGATAAGCCAAGAACAAGACTGTTTTCAAGCGTATTGGCAGCCTCAATGTACGTTTGATTAACTGGGTTCTGCGAAAGATATCGCAGATACACGACATCGTTCTCGATCAGCAAAGCACAGCGAGCCTGCCACGCAATGTCTTCGCAAAGCTGAATAACCTTCTGTTGATCAAAGACAGCAAAGCTGGAGGGATAGTTAGCTATCTTACTAGCAACAGCCGAGAAAGATGCTGAGTCAGTAGTAAGACCTGTAGCGTAAGTGTCAAGTAACCACTTGATTATGTTTGCAGTATTTGACTTCGGAGCTACGTCTCCGCTTGGCTGACTCGATCGCAGAGATACATAGATATCTCCCGACCACCCTTCATTCTCGTATTCATTTAGTGGCTTAGCGAACTTAATCAACGTGCAATTCTTGTTGGTGAGTGCCGTCCCATCAACAATGGTATAGTAAGAATATGGAATTACCGTGTACACGGACATTCCATGAAAGGTGCGTTTGCCTAAAACCTGAGATACAGTGGACGGTAACAGATTAGCCACGTAAGCATCAAATCTTCCGGCCGCGGCCCAATACTTAACCACAGTACCATCAGCGATTTCCCACGAGTTATTGCCAGAGGGTAAGTCAACTACATTGATTATACTATCAACGTCCCACTTACTCAGGGTAACCACAGACGCTTCATCTATGGTGTCACCCGTAGTGGCTAACTCATTAGAAGAGAAAGCCGAGGACATCGTGCACATTAATCCATTCTGGTCTGTGCAATAGTTGACATACTGCTGCCCGTCTATACTAGCCAAGAAGAACTTATTCTCAAGATTAACGTAACTAGATAACCAGAACAGCAGGGGATTATCATTGTTATCTGGGCGAGCAGCAATACCAAATGGCCCCGTGGACTGCGGCATCGACATGGTGGTTACTGTAAAGTGAGTTCCGTTGAACACACCTTGCATGGTAACGCCGCTAATCATCACCGTAATATACACGCCCTGCGGAAACTTCTCGCCACCACTGACGTAGAACTCCGTTGTGTCGGGATAGACTGCCGTTTCCAGTGTACCTTCGATAGCCCCGATGATTCTTTGTGCCGGCACCTTCAAGACAGAGCCGAAACACAGGGGCCAGGGTTGGTCGATAGCTTCTTCTAATAGTCCGGTAAAGTCTCCAGCAGCTGGGGCATACCCCACTTCATTGTTAGTAATGAACGTGTCAATGGTGAATGACAGTGCGCGATCAGCTTCTGACCACGCAATGTCCGAAGTTACTTTACCAATCATCAACAAGATATTGTCCGTAGTTGAGGACAATACGGGGTAGTTGATGTACACCTTAGCCACAATGTGTTCAGCATTATGTTGATTCAGCAGAATCCTCAAAGAGTCATCCGTATCGTCTAACTTAATCGAAACGCTTGAAACCTGTGCAGTAGCAGTCTGCTTGCCCTGATACTGCACGGTTTCAAATTCCAGCAACTTGCCTTGGTAGTTACGCCCACCCAAGGTACGCGTTGTGTAGCTGTAGTATTGAGTGCCCGAAGGCCAGGCAATCTCAACAAATGGCGTCAGTTCTGTGCCTAAACGCTTAGCCAGTTCAACGGCTGTGTTTGCTGGAATCGTTCTGCTCATTGGGCTTCCTTGATGAATAAGGCATAGTCAGACCACTCACCCTCGGCCATTGTGGGCGACACTATATTAGGCAGTGCCCGTACACGCCACATATAAGCATTGCCGTCAATAAGAGTTACTCCATTACGCTCTTCCGTAATCAGATGCTGCTTGTTACCATTTGAGCGTGAGTTCTCCATGTAGCCAGTGAATGAGTACATTGGCGATGCGGCGGAAGCAGCGTAGTATTGCGTCATTTCTACTGTATGGACTCCACTGGGCGCAGCATAGTCAAAGCTAAAGACAGCCGTTGTGTAGTTGATATCGCCAACGTCAGTGCCAGAGTCATTAAGAATATCACCCGAAGCGTCCGATGTATAGTATTCCGTAGTTACAGTTGCATTCTCTGTGATTGTAACTTTGAATATCACACTTTGTTCCTTGAGATTTGCACCCAAGTCACCTTCAATATCCGAGCCACTGATTGTAGGATCAACTTCCTCCCCAGCGGACTCGTACATTTCGAGTTGCATTGTGCTATACTGATCCCAAGAAGAGTAGACAAACTCTACAACATTGGAAGTGAGCACCACTAGGCTAGACGGCCACTTAGCAATGGAAGCAGGCCCGGGATTACTTTCATTGCTACCATCCCCGAACACATCTACCCCTAGAAACTCCTTTTCAACAGTCGGAGTAGTGCTGGGAATCTGTAGCAGGGCTAATTCCATAAGTTCGTAAGGGCGAGCAAAGGGCAATCCACCACGACCCGTGCTGTTGAGGTAATCTGCTTCGCATAAGAATCTGCGGTTACGAATCTGTGTATCATACACGACCGTAGTGGTGTCCCCATTGCTTGGAAGTGTAAATGCTTCCGGATACTCGTATAGCTGGCCATACTCAAACGTAGTAGCACTCTTGGTGTAATCACCACTCTCATTATAAAACACCTTGATGCTACCACTTACTCCGGCAGAAGCCGCACTTATTTCGGCATCCTCCATAACTATGATTGGGGCTTTGATTAATACGCCACCGCCGGCTCCTTGACCGCCATTACCACCACGATAAGAACCTACAATTCTACCGCAGGAGGCATTATCAAAAAATAGTCCTTCTGCCCCACCAAGTCCAGTACCAGAAACTGTCGTCCAACCACCAGCACCACCAGCACCGCCATCCGACGTAATAGTGCCGGCCTGAGTAGCGTCTACCCCATCAGAACCATTTCCAGAAGTATTTCCACTCTTGACATGGATTTTGGCAATCGTCATTCCACTTCCGGCTACGCCTTTCAACACGAAAGAGGGACGAGTAGGTTGCTCCGCGCGGCCAGACGCGTACAACCATATCGCCGCTCCACCACTTCCACCAGCGCCGCCACCGCCACCCCCACCACCAAGTACGGCTTCCGGTGCATTGTCCGTGTAACTACCGGCACTACCCGAGCCACCAGAACCGCCAGAACCACCTGAACCAGCATACAGCGTATGATTCTTTGCTTCGCGTGTGTTTCCATTTGCTGTATTGTATCCGCCATTATTGCCGTCGTAGTACCAAGTGAAGTTGAAGATTTCACTATTGACTGAACATGCACCGCTAACAAAGGTTTGATATGTACTCAGTGTAGCAGCACCAGCATAAGGACCAAATCCTACTGCTCCAAGTCCGCCGCTGCCACCATTAAAACCACCAATGCTAGGATTCTGTTTCTGTCCGGCTGTGCCAACTCCACCCCACACGCCCCAGCCAGTTCCGCGGGCACCACCAGCACCTACTTGATCATGCTGCCAGTCAATACCGCCACCGCCACCGCCACCACCATTTCCTCCGGGGTATCCTTTGAAGCTACCTTCAATCTTACCATATATGAAGATGTTACTGGCAAACACAACTAACCAACCACCATAGGATTGGTCTGTGATATAGCTAGTAACGTACACAGTTTCATTGGTGCCAACTAAGAAATCACCGACATAGCTATGTACGCCAGAGATTGTGCTGCCATTAGCCGGATGCCATGGATTCCCGCCATGACTGCCACCAGCCGCAGCTGTGAAATCTGATGGCGGAATCGTTCCAGTTCCAGTATCGGTAGTAATTATTTGTGCCTGAACATCATGAGAGTCACCAACATCCGCATATGCCCAGCCAATCCGTGGCGTCGTACCCTTCTGATCAACAAGATTAAAACGAATCACCTTAGAGTCTGTAACGCTAGAAAACATCTGTGGATTATGTTCGGCTAAGCAACCCGGTTCGACACCAAGTAACTTAGTTGTCCCACTAATGTCTTTGTAGTCATTATACACAGAATCTTCATTGGAGTCAAACCAACAATACCACCAAGTTGAACCAAGCATGTTGGCTTGCAGGCTGATCAAGTACGACGGGTCGGACGCAAGAATGGTTACTTCATACGAAGTTTCATACAGTGGCCAGCCATACATGCCGGGATTATCGTAGCACTCAAAGTGAATGGTACCTTCACGAGAGCGGCCATCATTTGGATAATCCACTTGAAGTAGTACGTTACCGGGCAGGATCACTACGCCGTCCTCGGTTGTAGTCCAGCTAGTGAGGGTAACGCCACCCAATGTAATGGATTCAAACTCGCCATTGCCGACATTCTGCAGATCTTGCCCATTAGCATCGACTGGGCAGGCCCAGTTGTACCACGGGGCTGTGCACTGATCCAGTAATCCATCCAGCAGTTCCTGCATCTGCTCAACAGTGTCCACAACACCGTCAAGGTTAGTGTCATATACGGACTTCTCCATATAGACAGACCCATCTATAACGAGTCCGGGATATGCAGCGATTACTGCGGCAACTGCATCCGAATCATTATAGATTTCACTCTCAATGCCAACGGGTTTGAAAGTGTCTGTTACACTATCATAAGACACTGGCACGTAGTCAGCAGTAGCAGCCGCCACTAACAAAAAGAAAAGTATAATTGGTGTTTTCATGGATTCTTAAGCATCCCTCCTTCGAACTCTAATGTTACGCTGTCACCCGTTACTGGATCAACTGCTGCCACTGTTACCGTACGTCCTGTACTACCATCTAAGATAGCCGCAGCCACGGCTGCCACTAAATTGGCAAATGTAATCTTTTTGGTCGTTGGTGCCCCGCCGGTATCCACTACCATTGGGATTAAATCTGCATCCACTAATGTAGATGCACTAGGAAATTCTGTTATTTTCTTAGCCATAATTACTCCTTAAGCAGCCACCAGTTCCAGTTGCGTATCAAGAATTGAACAGTCACTCTCTAATAACGTTGTGAACTCTGAAACTGGAGTGGCGATCCTGACTGAGTAAGACTGATTCAACCAATCAGTGAAGGTCACAGTCACATTGGCGTAGGTCTGGATGAAGTCTACCAAGTCGGCCAGATTATCAATAGAAATGGCGTTGAACATAAGCGTCCACTTGCGCGCAGATGGAGTATACTTATAGCTATGAACCTCACTGGACATAGTGAATAAGTACCTTGTCTTGATGTTGAGTTCATCACCATCCCCCAAAGTGGGATTTGGCAAATCAACATGATTAAGACCTACGGCCAGTCTAATGCTCATACAAGATTTCCTCTCCGCTTTCGGTTAGGATGTATTCACCAGATTGGGTGAGGATGTTGTAGGTTGCCGTGGCTATTCCACCGTAGTCTAGGAACTCAAAACCTACCTCATACGTGCAACCATCCTGCCGTGTAACAATGTTGAAAGCCGGCGTTAAAATGTAACAAGTGGATTCTACACCTAAATGATCAGTGAGAGTAAGTTCCTTGCCTGCCGTAGCATACAGGAATGCTTTCAGTGCTGTTACTTTAGCAGCGGTAAGTGCCGCAAAATCAAACTTCCTAGTAGTGACGCTAGTCCGCCCCAGCGGGATGCGGATTTTGTACTCACCAGCTTTCGTGGTGTGTATAATCATCTTGTGGTCTACAACTATCTTGTCACCAATCTCGGGATTGGCGAGTTCGAGGGATGTAGCAGGATCAGCACATACGAAGGTAATCATAATGTGAGTGTCCCCCGCCTAATTTCACGTTTCAGAGCGTTGCCGATTGCGACAGCGTCTATGTTGGCTTTACCGCTGCTGTTTAGGGTTACGTTAATGTCACCGAAAGTATTATTTCTAACACTTCCACCACCAGCGTAACGATTACTGTTGATGGCTAGCAACTGACTGTAGAATCTCTTGGAGGATTCAGCGTTGACCACGAACTCACCCGGAGTCAACATAGCTGCCACTGTATCGCGGCCTGATTGAATAGCTCCACCTAAAGCCTTGGGAGGTATAGCTACGGTGCCTGACTCAAGTGTGGACTTTGTGTCCATGATGAATTGGGCCGTCAAGGCAAACTGTCTACGTACTTCCTCCAGCATTTCATCTATGGACTGCGTTGTGGTGGCCACAGCAGCTACCATTTCTGCCTCTTTCACGCCAACGTCGCCGGCCAACTTGATTATTTCCTGATTAAGCTTTAAGCTTTCTCCCTTGAGTGCTTCAATTGCTTGCTTTTCGGCAGCCAAGTCTACAGTCTTGGTGGGCTTAAATGTTGCTTCGTACTGCTTCTGCAATTCGGCTACGCGTGCTTTTGCTTCTTCAAAATCTTTTGGCAACCCGAAAGCATCTATGAACATGTCAGTAGTGGCCGCAACCATTTTGGCCTGTAGTAATAGCTGTTCATTTGTTAAGGGCTGTCGATCTTTAGTTACCGACTGATTAAGAAACTTGGATCGCTCAACCACGCCCTCGCGTCTGGCTATTTCTCTCTCAACCTTATTTTTGTCCTCTTGCAGCTTGGCTAGAGTTTTCTTGCTGGCTTCTTCCTTATCAGCCACGACGCGCTCCTGCATTGCATTAGCCACCCGGTCTACGGCCACTGATTCTACTTTGTCAAGTGCCGAAGTGTCTATGTTGGGGAAGACTGCCAGAAGAGCCTTACGATAATCCAGTAAAGCTTCTTCACGCTGTTCAAGCATAGTAACTAATTCATCTGTCTTGCCCTCGGAGATAGCCTTACTTAAGTCAGAGTCTAACGTAGTAAAGGTCTTCTCTTTAAGGTCGAGTTCCTTTTCTTGCAGCTTAGCATAAGCCACTTTCTGCTGATCTGCAATTAGTTTGGCATCAAGTGCTGCTGCATCCACAGCATTCTGAGCTTCGATATCCTTCCGAACCTGCTCAATTGCCCGCAGGGCGTCAATCTGAGCATCCCTAACGATGCCAATATCCGCCAGGTCCTTTTGCAGTTGAGATTCTTTACGAGCAGCTTCTTCATCGAACTGTGACAACGTGAATCGAAGGTCTTCCAATTCCGCATTGACAGACTGCAACTTTAGGCGTTCTGTCTTACCATGCTCGTTCTTCTTGATATTACCAAGTTCGAGTTCCTTCTTTTCGATTTCCCGAACCAACTCACGGCGCTTAGTGGCTGTGGAAATGGCTTCGTCACCAAGAGCCTTTTCAGCTTCCTTGCGCGCTTCAATGGCACCCATCTGTAACTTATGCTGTTCCTCGATAAGGCTAGCTACTTCGCCAAAGATTTCCGTGCGGCGTTTTGGTTCTGCCGACGCGGATTCGCTTTGCAGTTCCTTAATCCGCTTAGCAATGAAGTCAATCTTTTCTTGGGCTGTCTTGAGATTGTCAAGATTAAACTTGAAGGCGAAATCTTTAGCATCCTTAGGACCACTGACTTTAAAATCATCAATAGCCTTAAGAGCATTTTCGGTTTCAGTGATGCCCTTCTTGATGGCAGCGGTCTGAGCGGCAAAAGCCTGACCCACTTCCTCGGTCATAAGGGTAAAGTCATCTGAAATCTTCTGCGTCATTCCAGCATACAGCTTTTCAGCTGCTAGAATGGACTGCCTGGCCTTTGCAGCAGAAGCATTCAGTTGCTTTTCAATGGCGTTGGTTATTCTGGTGGATGCAGCCACCCGTGCCTCGGCTTCTTCCCTATAAAACTTAATAGCCTGCCGCTCTTCTTCAAACATCTTATCATAGTACGCAGACTGGTCCGTATAGTACTTATTCATGTACTTTGACAGTACCTGCGCGGTAAGGTAGATAGCAGCAAAAGCTCTAGCGTATGGATTAGCTGCCAAGAATGCATTAGCAACGCCACTGAACTTAATGAACTGGACGATTAATCCAACTGTGGCACCAGCTAATACAGGCACAAGTGCTGTTAGTGTAGCAACGGCCACAGCAACCAAGTCTACGTACTTAGCGGTAGTGGCTAAGGTTTCAACAGCATCCTGCCCAATGTCAACGATGAAATACTGCTTAAGTTTCTGTAATTCCACTACAAGATTCTGTCCAGCAGCGTCAGACACGAGTTGGAAGGCTGTACTGAATTCCTTGGTAGACTCCGTTATTTCTTTTAAGGTATTGTGTGCTTCATGTAGGTCACCAGCGAACACGGCGATACCGCTCGCACCACGGATACGATTAATGTACTGGTACAGTTCAGAAATGGACCCGTTGGTGGCGTGGATGATTTTGTCCAACGCGCCAAACAGGCCCAAAGACTTCACGGCAGCTTCTGGCGTGGCGTAACCCAGTTCCTTGAAGAGCTTAACAGTCTCTTCTGTGGGCTGAATCATTTTCAGCATAATTCCGCGCAACTGCGTAGACGCTTCATTATGCTTAATACCAGCCTTAGTCATTAAGGCCAAGGAAGCAAATACTTCTTGGTAGGATACGCCCAACTGCGAGGCCAGGGCCGTAACGTTACCAATCGTATTACCATAGTCAGCCATTACGAATCGACCCAAGTCCTGCGCTTTGAATAGGGCAGCACTAATCTGTGCGGCAGTTGTAGTCTCCAGATTGTAGGAGTTCATCACCGAGGAAAGAAGATTAACGGCATCCATCTGCTTGCCAGTGGTAGCTATAGCAAGTTTGGATGCATCCTCCATGAATCCAAGAACGTCAATGCCCTTACCCATCTGGTTGGACAGGGCTTCATACGAAGCAGTAGCCGTATCGAGTATATCAAATCCAAATGCGCCTGAAACATTGCGCAGACCTTCTGCCCACTCACGCGTAGGGACAATGGCATCCTGCGATAGAGTTTGGATTTGTGCAATCTTGATAGACAAGTCTGTGGCCTGCACAACACCTTCACGTAATCCAGAAATCAAGTCTGCGGCAAAGCGGTGGGCTACTTGCACACCGAACAGCCGGACAATAGAGTTCCAACTGATGTGCAAATCTTTGCTGGCCGTCGTTGCTTTCTTGGTGCTTTCGGTAATCTTATCTATCTTTTCGGCACCACCATCGGGAATCACCCAACCTTCAACGGTACTGCGGTGTGCCCGAATACGCTCGCCGGAAGCCATCGTACTGGCCGCAGCTGATGCGTAGCCGCGTCCACTCATGTATCCACTGGTCGCGGCAGAAGAACTCTTAGCAATATCTCGGTGAGCTGCTGCTATTGTGGCGGCGGCACTAACTGCGGCCCCAGATAATCTAGAATAGGCATTAGTTCCTTTAGCACTAAGGTACTCAAGCCATTCTGCAGAATCTTTGGCAGTACGAGCAATCTGTTCAGCAGCGTAGATATGCCCAGCTACCTGTATAGGAGGTCGTCCAACAGATTTTCCTGTAAGAGTGGCGAGCGCCTGTTCAGCTAAAAATCGTTTCTCCATACTAAGGACCAGTGCCTTAGTCTGAAGTTCTTGCTCCCTCATGCCATGATTAGCCTTAGCAATCGAGGCATTTACAGTTTGCAGTTCTTTGTCTAATGCCTTATACCTAGCATTGATGCCATCTAATGCAGTATTAAGGCTGGAAGCATTGCCCTTGAACTCGACGGTATCATCGTCAAAGGTGGTAATGAAAGTTAACTGTCCAAAGGGAAGCATGATTAAATCATTTTGCATCGGTCGGTCTCCCTTCGGAAATACTTCCACCCATAATTTCCTCAATCACAAAAGCAGGTATTAGCTTTCGTAATTTACGCATCTCAATAGTCAACTGCTTACGAAAAGCTTCCTTGCCTGTGTCAATGGACTCAAAGGGCTGCTGCCACCCACCACTCTTTGCGCGGCTCTTACGACCATACTTAGGGGTTTTTCCCCAAAGTGGGCTTGAGATATTAGCTTCATGCAAGGCCCACTGCAACACGCCAATGGTAACACGGAACTTTAACACTACACGTTTCTGGCTACCATACGTAATTGCATGTTCACCGCTAGCTAATTGTTGCCTGCCAATTCTTTCACCGCTAGAAAATGATTTACTACCAGTGAAACCACCAGTGGGCCAGTAATCACTGTCATAGAATTTAGGTAGGACGCCGGTGCCGCCATAAGACATTAAGCCGCCTACGCGGAGCAACTTACCCATAGGCACGAGTGAGGCAATGGACATGCCAGTATCCTCGTGCTTATCCTTCATGAGATTAAACATGGCCCTCAGTGCTTCCTTGGAACAACGATCCCAAGAAGCACTGAGGGCGGCATACGTGCGCGCAGTTACCCTAGGACCGTTGTAGTGCGAACGGTGTCCCTTCACGGTAACTGTGGCAAAGTCTGACATCTAATCTTATCCTCTTCCCAATTCCTAAGTTGATCGTAAGAGATTATATTGCACATCACTACGTCGTTGTTTTCATTCCACTCCGGCTTCACATCCGGAGGCAATATTCCAAATCTCTCACAACTGCGCCACACTGCGTACTTCATCGTTCGAAACGGAGGAAACTCCCTTGTTACTGTAGATCCTCCCTCTACGGTAAAAAACTCTGTAACGCAATCTCCATGTTGTCCGGCGTTAAGCCATTAACCTGATTAATTGCCAGCTGAATCTTGTTCTGCTCGGCTGGCGTAAATCCTGCTGCCTGCAACTCATCACGGAAGTTGCCCCACGTGTCCGGATTCGACGGATCAACAGTTTCCCACTCAAGACCTTCCGTGGCTTCCAGAGCGCGCAAAGCTATCCAGTTGGACTTCTGCACCGCCCAGTTGTCAACTGCGGTCTTGTATTTGGGATCGTCGAACACATGCATCTTAGATCCACCAGCGTTGACGCGGATGGGAGGATTCGGCCGTGTCAGAATCTTGTCCACGGCCGATTCGTCCACCACCGCTTGCACCGTTATCTCGACAATGAAGGGAACCATCCTGCCAGTAGGTTGCCCATCTTTGTCGAGTTCAGGTTTCTCCCCTCGCGGGAAGCGCAGCGTCTTCTTATGCACAGCATATAATTGTTTCCCATGCAGTTTCATGGTAGTGTCCTTATTGTATATTTAATCATCTAACTTATAATCATTTGGTCAGTCAACAACCATTACGATTGGGCTTCGCGCACCACAATGGCCTTCGTGGCATTGCACTTACCAGTGCAGCTAATCGTGCCAGCGCGCAGATCGTGCGGGATTTCCTCATAGCGGAAGTCCGGCAGCGTAATCGTCTCCATGTCACCACAACCGCTGGGGCTGGGAACATTGAGCAACACGATGTCAACCGCGTACGGGCGGCAAGCATCCGAATCAGTCGAAGTCCAGCCAGCAGCCTGACCAGTCTGCTTAAGAGCTTCCTCAACCGACGGAGGCGCGTCACTGGAGACAGACGAACCCTGGATATAATCCCACTTGAAGTCAAAGCGGACATCCATAGGCTCTTCGTCACCATTGCGGACTTCGTCAAGCAGGCCCCGGTCCTTAATGTACTGGCGATTAACCTTCTCGGAATAGGTAAGATTACCTTCCCCGATCTTAATCTCCAGCTCATTTGCAGGAGTGGCACCATCAACGATCTTAATCGTCACATTCTTAAGATCGATCTGTGCAAACGTACTAATCCAAGCTTGGTCGTATTTCATGCGCTTAACTCCATAGCGTACGCAAATTCTACCGTTGTGTGTAGAACGCGTTCCGCAGTTCCTTGTTTCCCGTAGTGACTAACTCGTATCTCATTATTCGTTCTGGACATACACCCAATATGCGCTGGCGTAGTCTCTCCATAACTAAATACTTCCACATCTATGGCGGCTCTAGCCACTATCTTGCCAGCTAGATCGTGTATATCATATAAGTTGACTTTGTTACCCACTTGAATGGGGCACTGAATCAGAATGTCCACCGGGGCAAATGCTACCCACTCATTCTTAGTCTGTTGGCGGAACCAAGGACCGTCGATGCGTGGCTCGAATACCGGCATCGTCAGATTATCAAAATCACGCGGTCGCTGATTTTCAATAATCAACTGAAACGAAGCATCACTAATGGCACTAAAGTGCTTGTTCAGTGATGCCACTATCCATCTGTTCCATTTGGGATTCATGTTATCACAAATAAGGGTTTGGTATTCTCACATCAGGACCTTCTACATCTACTGCATCAACGTAATCTCCAAAGGGTGCGACACCAAAAGTGTTATCTAGATCATATAGATTAGTAGTAGCTTCTGGATCAGGTTGCCCATTTGGCAAAAAGTGTGTTATGTACAAGATGTGCTCACCACTAACTCTAGTAACTCTAGGACTGATCCAAGCTTTCTGCCACACTCCATGCTCAATACCACCAACAGATGTAAAGTCGATTAAATCATAGACTCCAGCAACACTTGGATCTGTAGGACTAACATGCTCCAATACTGTTAATTGCCGCGGGAATCTTCCAGCACTGGCTGCAACCGTATTGCACTTACCTGAAAACTTAATTGTACCCACTCGCAAATCGTGAGGCATTTCTTCCACTCTGAAATATTTAAGGTACACTATCTCGGCTTCGGCAGTTGGCGCCGTGCAGGACATGTGATGCTCAATCCTAATGTCTACGCAATACGGCCGACAGGTGTCTGAATCTGTAGAAGTCCAGTTTGCAGCAATACCTGTTTGTGTCAGGGCTTCACGGATGGAGGGAGCAACACCCGTCCCCAAAAGGTATTCCCACAGGGCATCGAAAGACACTTCCATTGGCTGCTGATCGCCAAGTTTTACATCGTATAGCAGGCCCTTATTCTTTGTATACTTAATCTCCCGCTTTTCAGAATAGATTAAGTTACCTTCTCCGATAACTACCTCAAGAGAATGCCCGGCACCGTCTAGGATAGTGATTATACTGTCTTTGATGTCGATCATCATGATGAAGCCTCTACAGTTGGAACGTTAACTCCAGTAGCGTGTTTGACCAGCAGAAGAAACGAATTGTTTGTTTCAGCTTCAACAAGCTTGTCGATATCGTAAATCTTAGTGCCGATTAGAAGATGGTCTTCTTCATTCAGCGTAGGGACATCAACCTTATCAAGAATCACGATGCGGCTATCCACCACGCGTGGATTAGCGAAAGAGAACTGGCCGCCTGAAATGGCCGCAGCATAACGACGCAGACTGGTAACTGAACCAACGATTGCTCGGCGTACCTCAATACGCGTTGTAGTTGATTCTTGCAATCCACTCTCAACATTAACGACGCCTTTGGTATACTGGAGAATAGAAATAGCCATACCAAAGTCGCGCTTTAGTCGGTAAGTAATCTTCGCTATTTCTTTTAGTGCGTTCATTCTATTGATTATTCTAGGAGCAGCCCACCACCCCGGAGGGTGGTGGGCCTCCGTTAGTTGTTAGCCGAGGACGGGGATCGCCAGGTTGCTGTCGAGCACCGCAACGCCCAACAGATTGTCAACCGTCACGCGATGACCCTGCGCCTTACCATCGTAGGTAATCACAACACGGACGGCCATGTTGTTGTACACTGCGACGTAGGAACGAGCGCCCGTGCCCTCGATCGGCGTGGCCAGAGGCCGCGACACCAGAGCAAGCGCATTCCGGTGGAACAGCATGTTGTACTGACCCGCCGGGCCAAGGCCCATCAGGTCGTTGTTCGCGATAGCCGCCGACAGCGGACGATCCAGCAAGGTGGCCGTCGTGGTCGGAGTACCAATCGCAGCGTACCGAGCCGCAGTGCCCGACGTACCGAAGGACACCAACTGACCCCGCTTAGGAGCCACGGTGAACACATCGTGAGCAACTTCCTTCGCATAGCCAGCGGCATAACCCGTCGGCGACGAACCCTGATCGACTTGACCGGGCACATACGAAGTAATCACCGCATCATTCAGGACCGCATTGCGGAGGCCCGGAGTGATCGTGAGCAGCGTAGGCGTGGCGTTGTTGACCGCGGTGACAAACTGCGGAGTCATATCACCAGCAATCGTAATCCAGCTACCGGCCACGCACTCGCTAGCACCGAATCCATCGCAAGCGATGGACGTAGAGCCGGCAGCGTAACCAGCAGACAGATTAACCAAGCCCGTAGCGAACACCGTGCTGCCAGCAGCAACCGACGCCGTGTTCTGCGCCATCAGGAGATTAATCCCATAACGCTGACCAAGGATCGCCTGCTTGACAGCCGCGCCGTTATCGCCAACGATATTGGCCGCGGTGAGGTCGCTGACTTCGAGGACATCACCCTCAGACGCGCTGGACAGGACCAGCATGCGGCCAGTCATAGGCATCTTGAGGTCGTTCGCCTTTTCACGAGCGGAAATCATCGTGGACTTCCCAATGCCCGTGCCAAGCTTACCAACCGTGTTGCCCAAGAACTGATACACCTGGCCCGACAGAATCTGATCCACGCCTTCGGCGTGCGCGATCAGCGCCGGCTTCAAGTGATACTCCAAGAGATTAGCGAATCCCTTGCTCAGTTCCCCATCCTTGATGATGAAGCTGACGTGCAGCCACTGATCCAAGGGCACCGGCACCTTGGTCGTATTGGCCGCCTGCGTCGTAACCTCATCGTCATCCGTCTTGCGCTTCATCGTGAACGAAGCGGGGCGGTGAGCGTTAACCACATCGCCGTACTCGGCCAGCTTGTCCTCGAAATCACGGTACACGAGGTTACCCATGACCATCGTGTTTTCGAGAATCATCAACGCTTCCTGCGCCCAAACCTCAGGCACAAGCGCGTCATTGTCATTGAACGTCGTCACCCACGTAGCAGTCGTAATCTTACTCATGTTCGTTATTCCTTTTGTCCAGCAGCACGTGCCTCACGATACGCCTTGGGATCTGTCCGGGCTAGGTCAGCCAACTTGCGGGAGGCAGGATTCCCACCGGGCAACCTAAATACGCCACCGACAGACTTACCAACAAACAGATTAGCATATTCGTCCATCTCGCTCATCTTCTTAATAGCTTCACCAACTGGGAGGACGAGAGCTACTTCCTTCCCCTTATCGTCTTTACTTATAATCTGAATCTTGGGGATGAAGTTGCCAGTAGGCTTACCTTCATCGTTCAATTCCTCAACAAGCTGTGTTTGCGGTTTGAGCATCGAAATCAACTGCTGAGGATTATACGCCTTAACCTCACCAGTTGCTCCGGCCAGAATGGCTGTATTAATCGTCTGATCAGTATAGCGAGCCTTCCAACCATCGCGCTCAGCTGTCAACTTGTCAGCCGAATCCTTAGCAGCCTTCTCAAGCTTCTTCTGCTTATCCGCGGCCAGCTGTTCCTTGGTCATGGATTCTGCACGCATAGCTTCAATGCGGGCATCAAGCTCAGTGCGCTCATTTTCGGTGAGCTTTGATTTAGTACGCAAAGCTTCAAGTTCAGTCAAAGCGTCATTCTGAGTCTTCTGCCACTTCTGGCGCTCAGCGGCCACAATCTGATTAACCTTTTCCTGAGTAAAAGTCTCAAGTGCCGGAGGCGGCGGAGGCGGCGGGGGCGGAGGCGGCTCATCGAACGTTGTGATCCACGGATTACTATATTCGTTGTTGTTCATAGCTGTCTTTCCCTAGGTGACTAATCTAACCTAGTCATTTTTACTGCTGATGCATCATATAAGAATGGCTGGATGCGAATCCAAGCTTCCCAACTGGGGATGCCGTGAGTCACATTAACAGCCACACGTGACCGATCGTAAGTAGACTTAATGTTCTCGTACTGAAAGGCACTCATGAATTGATTTTCAAATTCACGCTCAGGGTCAACATCGTCCAGCAAACGCAAAGCCAGATACACAGTAGCATCTTTAATCTGTTGCGGTACTGTGGCATCGCCACCACGCGGAAATTGCAGACTTTGGCCAGCTACGGTGGGTTCGCCCACGAAATTGAGCATATCAATCTTCTTAGTGGCCACAAGAAGGGCTTTGGTCTTGAGCGGGTCCGTAGCAGCGTCCCATGCGGCACTGCTAATGATATTGGCCGCTACAAATAACTCAGCATCTTCTAATGTGATGTAGGCGCTCATGATTTCTTCTCATCCTTTCCGCTATCCGGGTTAGGATCCATATCCGGCGCTCCACGCGATGCTGGATTGGTGATTTTTGCCTGCGCTGCTATGGTAAGCATGACGCGGTCAGCGTGGTCCTTCTTAGCGGCTTCGGCTTCCGCGGGCGGCAATCCGAGCAGCTTAGCACCAGTACCATTGCTAAGTAATTGATTCTGCATAGCCATTTCGATTATTTCACGTGTGGTCATGCCTAGAACGGATGAATCAATCTGGGCATGAATCTGCTCAAGCCGAGCCTTAGGAATCTTGTGGCCGAGACACAATGTAACAATGGTCTTAGCCACTTCCTTCTGCAGTTCTACTGATTCAATACCCTCGCAAGACTCGCGAAGGGTCTTGCACTCATCGTGCCGTTCAGTTTCAGTCTTAAGACTGTAATCGCGAGGATAGCTGATCGTGACTTTCTTTGTGTCGCCGAGGTACATGTGCCAGATTTCTGCAATCTCGCGCTCTGTGTATTGCAGTTCCAGACCAATATATGACAAACCTGCCTCAAGAGAGCGCTGATTAAATGCCTTAGCGTCGGCACTTTCACGCTTCGGCTCAAGGTTAGACACATTAAGATTAACTATCTCGCGTATTTCTTTACGGAGTTCGCGCTGTTTCTCCATGCTGGCAGTAATCGGTGCCGTAGGAGGGCCAATGAAGTCAGGGCGCTCAAGACCTTTAACATAACGGCGGCCAGTGGCGGCACCAACTTTAATCTCATTCAGCTTAGCAGTAGCCGCTGCGGCTGCACTGCCAGATTCAGGTGTATCCCCGTCTGTGGCCACTAATTGGCTAAGAGCTTGACGCAGATAGACCAATTCAGTACCGGGATCAAACTGTTCCGTGTAGAAAGTGAAGTTAGCTTTCAACGCATAGTTCAGGTCAGATGAAGCCAGATTAAGCAGAGCGACTTGGTATCCGTCAATATTCTTAAGGATACTGTGCGACAACTCTGCCAAGACAAATGGGATTCTGGTGAGTTTCAGCATCATGGCTTGGTCAGTTTTCTCTTCTCCGCCTGAGCTAAAGAATCTGACCGACACACCTTCGGACGTTAGATTAAGTAGTCGGTAGACAAGCACGCGTTTGCTGGTCAGACCATATACTTCATCGAGTTCGTCCTCATATTCGGAGAGTAGCAGGGTAATCAGTTGGCCGTTAGAGTAGGTCCAGCTCAAGATGTTCTCGGCCTTGTAGATGTAGCAGTAGGGGTGCTTTCCGGCTGAATCTGCCTTAGTTTCGCCTTCATCCACAGTGGGCATGTCCACATAGACGCCAACTTTGCCCATGCCGAGCAATTCCAAAATCACGTCTTCGCCTAAGAAGTCCATGATATTATGACCCTTGAGGTCCACACCACTCTGATTACCAAGAATCACATCGTGGTAGCTGTCGGAGCCACCTGTGCGCACCACATCGGCCAGTCTCTGGTAAATCGAGTTCCGAATCTCAAGAAGTGCTGCCTCAGCATGTGCTGGATTATATGACATCTTGCTGCGAGCATCGAAATCCTTATTCTCTTCGCGTTCCGAGAATCTTTGAAGATACTTTTCGATGAATTTACGGCCGCCAGTAAGAATGTAGCGGTAACGCTCCCAATCAGCGAAATTGGAAGCATACTCTGGATGTTTCAGCGATACAATGCTCATACGCCCCTCATATTTTGATTACCGCCAAGGCGCATGCCTAAGGCAAGTGCGATTTCACTGTAATTTCGTGCATGTGCATAGTGATCAGGACTCTTTCCAGACTCGTGGCGGCCTACAGCGTTGCCATCCTTATCTTTGTCGTAAATACGGGAAGGAGCCTTGATGTGCTCTCGGTATTCCGTGTCTACGCTGGCGGGCAAAGCAATGGTTTTACGGCGATATCGGCCCAAAGAGAGGTCCAACCATGCTGTACGATTAACTTGCACGCTCAATTCCTCAGGATTGTCCTTAATCACCTTGCCGCTGACGCCCTGAGCGTACTTACACATGCGAACATTGCCAAGAAAACGACGTGCAAACTCAAGGGCACTACGCGTTTCTGGTTCAATGTCAACTACGCAGAAGCATACGCGGTAATTAATCATCAACTCATCAAGATCGTGGAAGTTAGGCACGCGTAAGAACTCAAGAACGCGACAAGAGGCCAAAAGATTGAGGTCGCTTTCCATTGCAAGCGGATTAAATGACCACTCATCGATTTCCACATGCAAAACCTTACCAACGTCTACGCCCATGGTGATGAATTTGCCTAAAGTACCCTTGCCCGACGAGTAATGACCGATGCATTGATCAATTTCGGCATCAGTTACTTTACCGCCCTTCACAACATGAGGCAGCCCACCCTTGCTGTTATAGAATTCCTGCTCATCAGAAGGATCCTGCTGTGCCTTGAACCACAATTCGGCGATCTTGTATGGGGGAAGAATGACAGAATACAGCTGATTAATGTACCAGCTGATGATGTCCGTGCCAATATTGGTAGGAACCCACTTAGCATTACCCTTAGCTAAGAAGTTTTTCTTATCCTCATGATCAAGTTTGACCTTACATTCCTTGCAGAAGATATAAGAATTCTTGACGCGAGGATCTTCAAACGATTCGCCCTCAACTTTAAGGCAGTCCGGGAAGACTAACTCGGTCCAACGCGAGCAGTGCGGGCACTTGAACATGTAGTGTCGCTGATCGCCTTGCTTAAAGTAGATATTGATTCCGAAGTTTTCGATTGTGGGCGTGGATACCATGTAGACTTGGCGAACAAACTGGCCGGACATACGTTCGAGGGCCAGGGTAATGTTCTTGTCCACCATTTCGTCTACTTCGTCAAAGATTAGTAAGTTAGCCGGAACTGACTTAAGCTGGCTACGGCTCCGGCTACCACGAATGAAGAGGTTTGCACTGCCAGCGCGTTTGTGGCCGATGTTCTTAACGTCAGTGAACAAGCTCGCAAGGTGTGGTGAAAGCTCCAGTGCCGCATCGAAACGTGATGTTGAAAAATCACGTGCGTCTGGATGCAGGGAGGGCAGCACATACAGGACATTGAAGCCGTCGATGTCAATGGCCTTAAATGTCTTGTTTAATCCGATTTCAGTGAACGCCATCTGGGCCGCTTTTTGTGCAGCGGACTGCTCCGCGGTGCACTCTTGCGGCTCTTCGGCCCAAGGATGGTGGATATAGTTCCACTTGCCCGGACATGGCGGCCCCATTACGCGATACTCCATCGCCCACTTGCCGGCAGTCGTAATAGAATTACGCTTTAATCCGGAAGCAACGCGTTCTCGCAATAATGTGGCTAAGTCACTCATTCTTACCTAAATTAACTATTTACGTTTCATCTTGGCGTCAAGCGCCAGATTTACAATGTCCTTACGCAGATACATACCTTCTTTAACAGTATACTCTGATCCGTCTGGTTTCGTGATTATTGTCCCTTCCGGACAGGTCAAACACGATTCCTTTTCGATTGCCACAATCGGGGTGCTGCACCCACTAACAACCGCTGCGGCGAACAGAATTAAGAATACTAGACGCATCGCCATCCTTCCATCCTTGCTCGCGTGTATTCAATGCCTCCAGCAATGCTGCTTTCTTGTCGATACTGCGCTCACGTAGCCAAGTAATCACAATAGGCAGCAAAGCCAGAAGCTCCTTTACAACTGTGCCCCAACTGGTCATTTAGTCCCCAGTCATTTACGCCTTGGTTTCGTTCTTGGCCTTGCGGAAACTCATGATGAAGGACGCGATCCACATGATTGCACCAATCACCACGACAGCGTTCTCGACAAACGCATCCCAATTGGCCAGCTGGGGATACTTACTCGTCAAACCCAGCGCGGCGATCAGGACACCGACCGTGGTCAGTGCCTTACGAATCATACTCTGGCTGATAGGAGTCATTATTTCACCCTTCCCTCTATTTGCGTGTCAGGTAATTCCGACCACGCGAACTCGTCATTGAAGCTGAACCACACTTTCTCTCCCCGAAAATAGCGATTGTCCTGATTGATCGGTCCCGGATTTTCGGTGGGCCAGTAGCACCAATCAAGAGCAACCCACTGTTCATCTTCCTCACGGCAATAGGACGCCCACGCATGACCGCCACCCTGAACATCACCAGCAGCAACACGTATTCTCCAAGCCGGGCAGCCGAGATTGCGAATCAGAGTGACAAGCAGTATCGCTCCATCCTCGCAATCACCCTTACCGAGGCGCAGTGTCTCGACAGGAAACATCCAATACTCAGGGGAACCAAACGTCTTATCCGAAACGTACGAAACTTTACCCCTAACGAAAGCTAGGGCAGCCTTTGCGATCTTGTCACAACTATTCGCCCGTACATTGTGCAGTATCGGATTATCCAAAATCGTCTTAGTGATTACAGTATCTTCCGGCCAGATGAATCGGCGAACGTCCAACTCATATAGGGCCACACCCTGTCCGGGCATGGAAACGGCACCGGGAAGCGGACGCCCACGGTAGATGAGCGGCTTCCACGGATGCTTCGTATCCCAATATGTTTGGCCTTTGAGCATGATGATTAACTTAAGATTACTTAGCCGCCCCGATTGCTTTGATTGCAGGAATCTGCGCTTCGACGCTTTCAATACCAGTGCCCGTGTAGATGCACACGCCATTACCCTTTGCGCGGCCACGCCGAACGAAACTAGCGGCCACTGCCGGATTCACGACCTTGCCAGTATTGAAGTTGCCCGCGGTGGTGTTAGGACTGGGATATTCAGGCATGAACAGATCTTCCGCCGTCAGTGTTTCAATAATCTCATCGGTAAGTTCCTCGAAAGGGATTCCCATATCAGTGTACTGATCAATCGCTGTGCCGCAGTCAGGAATCAGCAAGATGTTAGAACCATTACCAAGGTCCGACAGCTTGCAGGAGTGGTAGGCGCGTGTCCACGCTCCATCATTGCCACCGGGCCGCGAGCCATCGTTATAGACGGTCTTGAATCCGGCAGCTTTGAACTTGGGCAGCCAACGAGACTGGTATGCACGACCCTGACTTGTCTGCGTTTCAGCGATTACTTGCACCCACACGTTAGCGGGACCTGCTTCCATAACAATCTGTGCGGCGCGCTCGCACTCCTGCGGCCAGTGGGCAAGGTCGTGGACTCCAGACTGGAGCCACTTCTTCTGGTGCATGTTGTCATTAACTATGCTGACAATCAGCGTGATGTTGCGCTTGCGACATTCCGTCAGAAGTTTGAGATAATCATTCTTAAGGGCGTCAGCGCCGCCCTTCCTGTAGCCGTGCTGCGTCGATACCGTAAGGCCCATGTACTCGATATCTGTCGCATTACACCCAGCCTTAGCAAGCTCTTCTGTAAGCAGAGCGTAGTTCTTCTGCGGCCAATTGTAGCTGATTCCGAGACCAACAATGTCACGCGGCTGCTGTGCTAGTACAGCCTTGGTCACCTTAGGCGCATCGGGCTTGATCCACGACGAGGACGCCTGTGCGTTAACAGCCAAGGCAAATAGGGCGATTGTTAAAATCTTCTTCATTCTTGGTCCTTACTTTGTACGAAGGTGGCCGCTTCCCAGTTGTTCCCACTAACGCGATTAATCTTCTCGGTACGCGTGCACCAACTAGTGAACTCATTGACCTTGACGGTATTCTTCTTGAACCACTTCCACTCCGACTCACGTGTGGCTATGAAGGTAGTGGCGACAACGACGGCCATCAGGATAATCCACAGCTGGCGGGCGTTCTGCTTGATCGTTATTTGTTGGAGTTCTTTCAATTCCGAGAAATCTACCATGACCCGACGACGTTCAACATCCACGGCACGAGTTATGTCGCCTTGCTGAACTGGTTCGGTCGGGTCATTACTCATGATTAATCCTCGATTACTGGGCACGAACGATGCCATCATCGCCGACGACCATCTTCTTGCCACACAAGATAATCCCGTCCGTCAGAATGTCCTGCCGTACGTCGAGTCCCTCGGTCACGTTCAGGCGACGAATCTTGATATCCCCATCAGGGCTGCCGCCGGGAGCCATCAATTCGTTGCCAGACTCTCCACCGAACTTCGCGATTGTCGGATCAGGAGTGGGCGGAAGGATTGGAACGCCACCAACCGTGAGCGTGTCCGTCTTGATGCCCTGCTTTACATCAAGGCCTGCCTCCACATTGAGTGCGTCGATTTTGATGTCATCCATGCCCTCGGGCGGCAGGAGCTTGTTGCCATCGGGACCACCGAATACAGCAGGAGTTGGCATAGATGATTCCTTATATCGTGGTAGTCGTGCTTGTCGTACTCGTAGTGGTAGTGGTCGAAGAGGAAGTAGTGGTAGTGGTCGTGGTCGAGCTTGTGGTCGTCGAGCTTGTGGTCGTCGAGCTTGTGGTCGTCGAGCTGGTGGTCGTGGTCGTCGAGCTTGTGGTCGTGGTCGTTGTAGTGGATGTAGTAGTTCTACGATAGTCTGGTCCCAAGTCTTCGATCATGAAGTACGTGCCGTCGGAGTAGTCGCCAGTAGTTAGCTTAACGCCATCCAACAAATTTCCAAGAGCCGGCACTATATCAACCATGACCAGAATGCGATCCGACTGCGCCGCCTGATAGACGACCTCGCTGCGGAGAGCAAACTCACCTTCTGGTACTGTACGCAGCCCGTACCACTGATGATGTATTTCGTCACCGTAGTCGCGGTACATCCACGACTGAGATGCCGTGAAAGTCTCACCACCACCACTACTGACCATGATGTTGTGCGAGACTCTCAGCCAATGACCGTTCTGCTCACCGGCGACGACGTAATTAGTTTCGTTGGCATCTTCCACCCAGCCAGAGTTCACATCATAATCTACGGTGAACGGGACGATGCACGGAGTTTCGGCAAACCGCAGGTCCCGCTCCGGTTCGACCTGCGCGATCCCGTAGAATATCTGACGCGGGTAGGACGCTTGTTCCACTGCCTCGCTAGTTGGAATATTGGTATGGGACCCAGACAGCACAGCCTCCGGGTAGAAATTTGTGAGGGCGTTCCAGTTGTTGGTGTCACCAGCCAGTTGGTACGCTGTATTCATGGACTGCGTATATGCCGACACGCCCATTTCCACATCCGTCGCAGATGGGATTGCGGGCGTCATTGAATCGGCCATTACTGTGCCGGCCAGTAGTAAGAGGATTGGTAGAATCTTTTTCATTGTGCCCTTTTGGTGATGATTATTGAAAATAAGCCACTTGCAACACACCGTCGGAGCCAGTGGCTCGGATTGCACGGAATCCGACAAGGCTACTCTTACGGTCGATTGTGAGTGTGGCACCCGCCGCCATAAGAAGTCCGGTCGTGGCGTCTGGCGTGGAACCGTCCGTCATGATTCGGACAGCGGCCGTTTCACAAGTAATCAGTGCGCCAGTAACGAGACGCGTCCCGTACTTTGCCGCACTCAGACTCTTCACCACTGTGCTAACTGTGATTTTTTCGAAGGCCATGGCTTTCCTCTTTGCCGCTACGCGGCTTTATTCTTTCTTATCAATTGCTGCGATGATTTCGCCACTAATCGTTTCGAGAAGGTCCTTACCGTTCGGGAGGTCTGACAGGTGAGTGCTAAGGATGTCAACGACCTCCGACGCAAATTGGAGGATTGCGCTCTTATCCAGCAGCTTACCACTGGATTTTTCAATCGCGTGACAGGAGGAAACGAGCTTTTCAATCTTGAGGGCCAGTGATTCAATGCGTCCGGCGTGGATGATGATGTCCACGGGCAATTCGCACTTGTTGAGCAGTTCCTCAAGCACGATCCGCAGAATCCCGATTTCGTCCCGCAATGTCTTTAGGCCCGGACTATCGGCCTTTTCGTTGAGGCGGGATTGGAACAATCGTAATTGATACTGACGCACGACCTGACGTTCCTGTGCCTTTTGAATCAGTACGCCGCCATGCGCCAAGCAGACCGTTCCACCCGCGACGGATTCATAGATACACTGACGCCGGCTGCTCACACTCTGGCAGCGCGTCGGCGAATCCTCTTTTGCTACGATTAATCCGTCCATGACTTGGGTCCCGATTCTGTATTATCCTACCGATGATTAAATCATTTTGGCTACACTACGATCTTATACAAGCTGTCCCTGTAAATTGTGAATTATGATTATCTGGTTGGTTTGATTATCTGGAATCCTGCTTCTGATTTACTGCATCCCACACCCATGACCTAAGATGCCAATTCTGTCTTATTAGATATATGATCTTTCGCCCCAATTCTTGCATAGTCTGTCCTCTATTACGCGTTATTGACTTCTTGGGTCGTGGGGTATTCCATGTTATTGACTTCTTAGGTCTGTGGTATCTGGCCTTCGTTTTAAAAAATCCGGGATGCGTGTGGGGTCGGTACGGCAGGCCAGGCCAGCGGCCCTCTGGGTTCACGGCACAAAAAAACCCCCACCCGGCCCACGCCGGATGGGGGTTAAGGCGTGTGCGCCTAATTATTCCTCGTCGCCCTCGCTACCCTCGCTTGGCTCCATGCCGAAAGCCTCTTCAAGCGAAGCACGGTCATCCCCGATGATAGCGTCAAGCACGTTCAAAAGGTCCATGCTAATTCCTTCCCGCTTGTCTAGCAAGGCGCGGAACTCGCGCAAGTCTTTTCCGCTCATCACCTTTTCCGCGTTCCCCGCGCCCTTGGCCGCCTTGCGTAGCATCGCAATACGGTGGTCCGGGTCCGCCTTGCTAATTTTGCGACAGTCCTCATTGGATGTGGCGAGGATGAGCTTGATTAATTCGCCACCCTCACCCGCCCCAACTTGACGGAGCAAGTACCCACGCGCCCACAACGTTTGACGCTTGCCGTAGGAGGTCGCGGGCACATCACTTTGTTTCCGGTAGTACCGCAACCGGATGCACTCCGCCACCGCCGTCAATTGCTCGTCACGCCGCAGCCGCGCCATCATCTCACTTGAGAGGTTGCCCGTGTGCGCCAGTACTTCCCCTTCCTTCGCGCTAATGGCCACGCTAGGCCATTCCGTATCTACGCCAAAGCACGCGCACGCTACCATAGAGCCTGCCGCACGGTGGCGACCATCCGACACTACCGGATAGCTTGCCTCGCCATACTTGGCGCGGACTTGCGTAATTGCGGCTTCTCGCGTCCATTCTTTCTTTCCATCCACGCCTTTGAATTTGGCAGGGATGTACCGGGCCAGTTCCGTATAGTCAATAGGCGCGGACTCACCCTCTGCCGTGACAATGGCATTACCGGCAGGATATCCTTTCATTGCGATGCTAATTGCCATACCGATAACGACTTCGGGTTGCGGTTGGCGGGGGTTGTTGTTGAATGAGTACATTGCTATTCACTCCATTTGACACTGACATACAGACTCAAACTAATTAATTCAATTGCACTAATGAGGGTAGCGAGCCCAATAGCCGCTAGCAGTCTCCATGTTATTTTGTTAGTGGTCATGTTAGCGTTTCCCAATTTCAGCCCACGCACTAGTTGTATAGTGCGCGTCGAGATAGTCCACGCATTGAAGCATACGCGACCAGAAAAGCGGCTTGTATTGTGGGTTGTCGCGGTTGTCGGCAAACTCTTCGCGCATCGTATCGAAGCTATCACCCAACGCGCAACGAAAGCCGATAGTGTCATACCAGCCCAAAACATAATTCACGGGGTCCACTGGTGCGCCAAGCAACGCGCACAGCGCAACGTCAATTTCGGCAAACGCGGTAGGCTCCCCGGTGGCCTTGCTAATTAGTTGGAAGCAATTAGGCATAGTATCCTTTAGCGCAAGGTGTTGAATAGGTTATTGAGTAGACGGGCCGTGCTGCGGTCGGCGCGGTGGTATGGCATTAGCAGAGAAAGCATAGTCTCGCAATAGATGCGCGGATCGGAGTTTTCTGTCATAGTCTCTTGTGCGGCTTGTATCTTGCTTTGCGTGCGCCTTGCCAAGTCTAGCATTGCTTTGTCTATCGCCTGTCCGATGGTTTGCATTTAATTGCCCTCCGTTGCGTCCGTTGCGTCCGTTGTTGTCAACTGTCACCAACTCTATAGGATACAGACACTCCATGTCAAGCATTCCAGCGAACATTTTGAAAAATAAAAAGACGCATTTTTAGCATGGATTGGCATAGTCTATGCTACGATGCGTCAAGAATTGACGGATACAGCATGAACTATGCCATTCACGCAGGCGGGCTCAGAACGGGCTAGCCTATACAACCTAGCAGGGTACGGGGTGCGATGCGTCCTATGTGGCAAAGAAACGTTTTACGGGACATAGGCCCTAGAAAGGGCCAGGATAGGGCTAGGACGCATCGGATATAGTGAATCATACAAACATCCACCCCGCCCGCCTCCCGTGCGATCTAGGGCCATTGCAGGCCCTTTACGGGCCATCGTGGTAGCGTAGACTTGCAACGGCGGCGCAGGCGCGGCGAGCGGGCGCACGCACGCTCTATATAGCGCGTGCGCGTGCGCGTGCGCGTGCGCGTGCGCGTGCGCGTGCGCGTGCGCGTGCGCGTGCGCGTGCGCGTGCGCGTGCGCGTGCGCGTGCGCGTGCGCGTGCGCGTGCGCGTGCGCGTGCGCG